CCCCGGCGTCGTTTAGGTAATCTGCATCCCGCATCATTCCCTCCGGGGAATGATCGCCACTTCGCGGTATTCGGCACCCCGGGTACCGTTTGCTACGTTCGAACGTTCGAACGTAACACAGGGTTAACACCGGGCATACGTTCGTATACGTCAAGAACTGCGGGCAGGGGTACAACTTATGTTGCCCGATGTCGACCCGTACCGTATACGACGAATGAGCGGTTTTGTACGGTATCGGTACCCCAACGGGATATTCGGGTAACCGGCGAAACGGACCCCGAAGGGTCCGATCCGCGTTCGGAATATTCACTCCATGGCGGCGATCGTCCCCGAAGGGTCGAATCCCCGCTCCTGGGCCCGCGCCTCGGCCAGCGCCTGGGCGACCTGCGCAGAGGGTGCGCGCACCGTCCCCAGGTCCACATCGCGCCCCGCACCGTCAAGGGACCATACCGTCCAGCGCATTTCGAACCTCCCCATCTGTGAATGGTTTCGCCGCCAACAGACCCTCCCGGGAGTGTTGGGAGGGCCCGCCGGCGATCACCTACTGGGTTAGGCGATCGTCTCCACCGAGGTGGGCAGCACCATCTTCTGCAGGCGCCGACCCTCCGGGCGAAGCTTCCCGTTCGCGAAGGTCGTGAGCGTGATCATCAGGTACAGGGTGTTCTGGTAGATCTTCTCCCCGTTCACCTCCGCCTGGTGACCCTTCCAGTCGGTGCTGGTGAGAACCACCCGCCGGCCCTTCTGGGAGAGGTCACCGGTCGCCTCCGACCACTCTCGCCCGGGTGCGGTGAGCGAGGCCTGCACCATCCCCCTCGCGATGGAGTGGGAGAGGATCCCCTCCGCGGTGGCGACGTCCGAGAGGAGCTGGACCGCCTTCGTCATCTTCGGCTTACGGCTGCGCGTGGTGGTACGTGCCATCGTCCCGCTCCTGTCTGTGTTTGTTTTCTTTCTATATATAAAGTATATGGGATCACCCTGGGGTTTGATAAGGGGGTACCACATCATTTTTGTGAAAAGTTTTGTGGGGCGATCCTTTTGCCGCCAAAAGGTAGGTACACCGTTCATCGATGCACCTACCTCTTAGCCCCTAAACCATCAGTGGATGGAGTGGATTCCCTCCACCCGGGTGAAGATCAGCGTGGTGGATGCCAGCAGGGCAACCGCCGCCTCCCGGAAGGCCATCCCGCAGCCGATGTCCCAATACTTCCCCTCGGGGTCCATCGCCACATCGCAGCACCGCATGGGGGTTCCATCCTGGTAGGTGAACCTACCGCAGCAGGCGTTGTCGCATGCCTCCCGCTCCTCGCACCCCTCGTGGCCCGAAACATCCCAACCGGCTTCGATTTGCTGGTTCATACCGATATCCTATCGTTTCGGTTTGGGTATTGTATGGAGTTAAGAAAGAACCGTTTGTTTTTCCCTCTGTATATATTATATGGGGTAACCGGGGTGGTTGATGAGGGGGTTCGGTAACTTTACACCAAATACTTTGTGGTATATGAACCTGGGGTATACCGCTGGTGGTATGGTTGATGTACCGATGGTTCGATGTTGGAATGGTTGATGCTACGATTGTTGATGTACCGATGATACCCATCTGGTGTGGTTGGTATACCCCCGCAGGGTATGCAGCCGGGGTGGGGTACGGGGGAGGGGTATGCCCAGCAGCAGGTGCACCACAGTTGGGATGGTTGGATGCGTGATGGTCATGCCGCATGATGGTTGGATGTTCAACCATGTGAGGTGGGAATCAACCCGCGTGGGAATTTTTGCGCCCCGCCTCGTTCCCCGGGCCGGCCCCGAACGCCGCAGCAACTCCATGGTGGATCTCAAACTCCACGTGGGTCTTCGAACTCACGCCTTGTAGTAGAGCGCAGCCCACTGGTCGTCCAAGCGACCACAGAAGCCACACGGGAAGACACCTGCAGGGTCAACCTCGTGCATCTCAACAGCGAAGCACTGCGGGCGCTTGTGCAGGTACCACTGCGACTGGACATCAGAGAAGGGTGTCGTCCACACTGCAGGGACGAAGCCACCCTCCTGTGCATTCGCGTTCGTCGACATGCTTCACCTCGTTCGCTAGCTTGGCTACTGCTATCAATTATATGTGACATTCCCGTAACAAACAAGTGGATGTTTCACCGCAGCATGCCGGAGCACCTCGTTCCGGGAAACGTAGTGGGCCGGAAAGATTCAGATCGATGCGCTTGTTGTCCCTGCGGGGCATACCATATAATTGAAGCAGGAGGTGATCAGTCCATGGCTGCTGGACGGGGTTCACACGACGAGAACGGTCGTTCCGCACCACGTGAGCCGATGGAGTGGACTGATGAGACACACGCGGCAAGGCCGTTGGTGAACCAAGGGCCCACGCCACTGTGCGCAGCCAAGAACAAGGACGGCAACCCGTGCAAGGCCTACGCCGTCAAGGGCTCGGACAAGTGCTTCCACCACGGGAACGGAACGAGAGCCTCGTTCAACGCGAACATGACGCGGCAGACGATCGCGGGAACGACGTACCTGCAGCAGACGTTCGGTGGACCACGCGAAGTGGGCCCGGACGAGGCGCTGCTGGAAGAGGTTCACCGTACCGCCGGACACGTTGCCTGGCTGCAGGAGAAGCTGTTCCAGTCTGACCCGCTGAAGTTCGCGGAGGAGATCTGGTACTACCGCCAGAAGGTCGACTCGAGAGCGGTGTTCACCGCGAACCAGGCAGAGGCGGCAGGCGTTGCGTACGCAGGTGTGTGGGTCGACCTGTACCAGAAGGAGCGCATGCACCTGGTGAAGGTGTGCGAGGCAGCACTGCGTGCTGGTGTCGAAGAGCGTCGCGTGCGCGTGGCGGAGCGCCAGGCGGACCAGATTGGCCTGGCGATCAGCCAGATGCTGCACGAACTGGGCCATGACCCAGGGGACATGAAGGTGCGGGCGGTAGCGTTCCGAGCGTTGCAGCTGGCGAGTGGCGAAGCCGAGTACGTCGACGGAGAGGTGGTAGCGCGATGATCCTTCCACCGACGACTGGCGTTGAGGGTGGCACGAACGCAGACGCTGTGAGTGTGTGCTGCTACGGTCCGACCTGCGGCGGCAAGACCATCTGGGGATGGCAGGACGACAAGGACTTGCCGAGCGACTTCGATGCTGACCAGCTGCTTCAGTGGTACGCCAGGTCGAGTGATGCCTCACCCTGTGCATCTGGGACGAACTGCCCGTGGTCAACGGGTCCCGCACCGTATGCGGCACGCTAGTGGGTATGCGTGGCGGACCGCCGAAGAGCCCAGCCGCATTGGCTGCGGAGAAGTACTTCGGCCGGCGCCACGACGTGGACCCCGTGGGCTGGTCCAAGACACTGAGCCTAGGCGTAGACAGCTGGGGCAACCCCGAGCGCTTGGAGCTGTGGTCCAAGCAGCGTGAGATCTGCGAGTCGGTTGCCAAGAACCGGTACACGGCGGTGCGAAGCTGCCACGACGGTGGGAAGTCGTTCATCGCGAGCTTCCTGTCGTGCTGGTTCATCGAGTCTCACCCGATTGGTGAGGCGATCGTCGTTACGACGGCACCGACAGGGCCACAGGTCAGTGCGATCCTCTGGCGTGAGATCGAGAAGCTGCACCGCAAGGCTCAGCTCCGTGGCCGCATCAACATGGGGAACCAGCCTGAGTGGTGGTTCAACAAGCAGATGTTGGGCTACGGACGTAAGCCGGCGGACCATGATGCGAGCGGCTTCCAGGGTATCCACGACGAGCACGTTCTGGTGATCGTGGACGAGGCCGGTGGCATTCCCGGGCAGCTGTGGGTAGCCATCGACACTCTCGCCACGAACGAGGGTGCACACGTTCTGGTGATCGGCAACCCGGACGATGCGAACAGCCACTTCAACCGTGTGTGCCAACCGGGGAGTGGCTGGAACGTCATCGAGATCGACGGACTGCGGACGCCGAACTTCCACGAAGAGGCGGTACGGGAGTACCCGGAGCTGTACCAGTTCATGGTGGAGAACGGCATCCCGTTCAGTACGGAAGAGGTATCGGACAAGCTACGGAGGTCCCTCCTCTCTGTGCAATGGGTGGCGGAGCGACTTCACCGCTGGGGTGTGAAGCGCGAGATCCGGCTGAACGAGGCTGGTGAGGAGTACCCGGAGTGGAAGACAACGCCACTGTGGGAGTCCAAGGTCCGGGGTAGGTTCTCGGTAGACTCCGCGGACTGGAACGTCATTCCGCTCGGTTGGGTGATGCAGGCGCAGCAGCGTTGGCTGGAGCTGGGGAGTCCGACGGAAGACGAGATGCCGATCCCGATTGCGGGACGGCGTGTGTACGCTTGTGACGTTGCCCGAGAGGGCGACGACGAGACGTGCGTGGTAACGAGACAGGGCCACGCCGTGCTGGGCATTGAACGCATCGGCAAGCAGGACACGATGACGACGGCGAAGAAGCTGATGGGACGCCTGCTGCATCCTCGATCTGTAGCAGTCGTGGACGTCGTCGGTGTTGGCGCCGGGGTTGTGGACCGCTTGCGCGAAGAGCGCAGAGATGTCGTTGCGTTCAGTGCCGCAGCACGTACGAGCTTCACTGACCGCAGCGGGGAGTTCAGGTTCCCGAACGTGCGGAGTGCGAGCTGGTGGAAGCTGCGAGAGATGTTGGATCCGGATGCGGGCGCGACGTTGGCACTGCCACCGGACGACAACCTGGTGGCCGACCTGACTGCACCGAAGTGGCGTCTTGGTTCTGGGGCGACGATCATCATCGAACCCAAGGAAGAGACCAAGAAGCGACTTGGACGCAGCCCGGATACGGGTGACGCTACCGTGATGAGCTTCTGGTACGGTAGCGGTGACCTGACCGTTGGGGGTTTCGACAACTTCTTCGCGATGCCGTACGGCGGAGATAGCCCGAACGCGTTTGAGTGGCACGGTGGCGGTTGGGGTGACGTCCTGTCTGACGTTGGGTACGAGGGGAGGTGACACGTGACGACAATGGATGTGCATCCAGTTGAGGACGTCGAACGCGGTTCGCCGTATGACCAGGCTGACAACGACATCGTGTTCAGCCTTCGGGATCAGAACATCGTCGAACTGTTCGACTACGGTCTTCCGGCTCCGGAGGACTTCAAGCGGATGCTGCGGTCCGACGGCGTGGCGCAGTCCCTGCGGAAGGTGTTGCAGCAGCCGATCCTCGGTGCGGAGTGGGACATCGAGCCGACGGGTGAGCAGGAGATCGACGACGAGGTTCGTCGACAGCTGTTCGAACCTTGCGTTGACGGTGGGATGGAGACAAGTCTCCAGACCGTGATCGCACAGATGACTGGTGCGTTCATCGACCGTCGGTCCTACTTCGAGAAGGTGTGGACACCGGACGGGTCGAAGGTCCGGCTGAAGAAGTTGGCGTGGCGCCCACCGGGTAGCTGCATCCTGCAGAGGGATGCGTACAACGGTGACGTTCGCGGCTTCAAGCAGGTTGCTTACCCGATCTCGTTCACGGACCGCCGCCCGACGCAGGACGGGTACATCCCGATTCCGGAGCAGTACGCGTTCGTGTACGTGCATGGTGTCGAGCAGGATCCGGTTCGTGGTGTCAGCGACTTCGAGGTTCCGTACTGGTGTTGGACCACGAAGCAGAAGGTCCTGTACCTGTGGTTCACGTATCTCGAGTCTCAGTCACTGCAGCGGACCATCCTGCGTGGCAAGGACGGCGAGCAAGTCAAGAAGGCGGCGCAGGCTGTAGCTGCTCTGCGGAACTCCGGCGTCGTCGGCATCCCTGAGGACTGGGTGTCGAACATCGACATGATGAACCCGGGTGGTGGATCTGCCTCCGCACAGTTCGAGGCCGCCATCAAGTACCTGGACAGCCAGGCGAGCAGGAGTGCACTCGCTGGGTTCCTGGACCTGACCTCTCACGCCGGCAGCAGTGGTGGGGGAGGTGGCAGCTACGCGCTGTCGTCGGACCAGTCGGATCTGTTCCTGCAGACACTGAAGGGGTACGCAGACGAGATCGCGGACGCCTTCACCAACTACGTTCTGGCCGACATCGTCCGGTACAACTTCGGCAAGCAGGCGCCGGTACCTCGCTTCAAGTTCGGTGAGCTGACCGCGAAGCCGATCAAGGACGAGATCCAGATGTTGACGACGCTCGCCAGTGCTACGAACCTCAACGTGCCACTGGACTTCGTGCAGCAGCTGGTACTGAACGTCGGTCACTCCTTCGGGATGGACCTGTCGGCGTTGCAGGACGCGATCGACCAGAAGTCCGAAGAGGCTGCCGCGACGCAGAAGACGCAGCAGTTGCAACAGCTCGCTCAGTTGGCTGCGACGGCGACAACGGGAGCACAAGCGGTGGCGCAAGCCCAAGCTGGACCCGCACCTGTGCAAACGGGTGTTCAACCCCAACAGGGAGTGTGACATGGCAACACAGCTGGTTCCCGTCACGATCGATCGATCGGCGAAGACGTACGCGACTCCCGCCGGTGCCGTCGACGCAGCAGGGAACTACTTCACGAACAGCGGCAACCAGTTCCTCGAGGTCAAGGGTGCGACTGCCAGCTGCACCCTGACCGTCGCCATTCCCGGCGCGGTGGACGGCGTGGCGAGTGGTGGCAAGCAGTACACGATCGCCGCGACGGACGACAAGCTGATCGGTCCGTTCCCGGTCAACATCTACGGGACGGTGGTCAACCTGGCGTGGACGAACGCGAACCCGAAGGTCACACTCTACCAGTTGGTCCCGAACGCCTGATGCACGCCGATCTGGGGAAGATCGCGTACGACGCGTACGTGGAGTCAGTTGGTGGCAAGTCGGTACGCGGTGAGCCGTTACCGACTTGGGAGGAACAACTGGAGTCCAAGCCGGAAGTGGCTCGGGCTTGGAAGGCTGCTGCCATCGCTGTGGTGGACGAGCTCACACGACTGAAGTAGCACAGGGAGGAGGGTGTTGTGGCGTTCCCGAATAGTGTGCACGTTAGGTCAGTGCACGCACAGTACTACAAGGGAAATGGGTCCCCCGAGACTGGCACGATCACCTTCCGTGTGCCCTTCGCCATCCGGGATGAGGCGGGGCACGTGCTGTTCGGTCCGTCGACATTGCCTCCACTGACGCTGGACGTCAACGGTGCTGGCTCGATCAGCGTACCGACCTGCGACAACCCGACCAGTCTCCCGCAGGGGTGGTACTACGAGGTCGAGTTCAATCTGTCGGAGCGCAGCGAGCGCGTTCTGATCCTCGTGCCGGATGCGGGGCAGCCCGCGGCGGTGGAACTAGCGGATCTCGCTCCCGCGAGTCTTGCACAGCAGGTCAGTCAGTCGGACACAACGCCGGATGCGACGACACTGATCAAGGGCAAGCTGAAGCTAGCCGGTGACTTGGGAGGTAGCGCGGATGTTCCCACGACGCCAGCGGCGAATGCTGCGGCTGCCGCGGCACAGACGGCTGCCGGTAACGCCGCCACGGCTGCTGCTGCAGCGCAGAGTACGGCTGACGCCGCGATCCCGAAGAGTGTCGTTACCACCAAGGGAGACCTTCTCCTGGCTAGTGGGGCTGGGAGTGTTGCACGTCTCGGTGTCGGTAGCGACACTCAGGTCCTTACTGCGGACCACACCGCCACGAATGGCATCAAGTGGGCGACACCTGCGGCCGGTGGAAGCACCAGACAGACGAACGTCCCGGAGCCCGGGTACTACGGACTGAAGGGGTATACCGGCGATCCGCAGTGGATGCAGAACGTCCAGAGCGTGTTCTCGAACACGACGTGGTATGCTGCCGTCCCTGTGCAACCGGGAGACGTGATCACCAACCTGTGGGTAGCGAATGCCGCTGTGGGGACGTACGATGGTACGTCGGTGGGTAACGCACTCGGCCTGTACAACCTTGCGGGCGTGCAACAGGGCGCGACTGCTGACACGCCGTCACTGTGGACTACCATCGGTTGGCGTGGCGCAGCGATGGCCGGTGCGTTTACGTACACCGTTGGCGCGAACGAGTTCTACGTCTACGTGATGGGTCTGATGCGTGGCATCTCCAGCGGTGCGTTGACGTTCCCGCCGGGATGTACGGATGCCCACGCACCGTTCTCCGCTCTAGGGCCGACGCAGACTAAGGCACGTGCAGGGTACGGTTCCGGTTCTGCACTTCCGGGTAGCTTCGATCCGACGGCGTACGGGACGAAGTCCGGCTTCATGTTCCTGGCGGGGGTGAGCTGATGTCCGCAAAGACCGGGTTCTACGCGACACATCACCACCCACTCGGTACGGGTGGTCTCTGGAAGCACAACGGACTCCAGTTGCCGGCGTACATCCAGAACGTGGCTAAGGGCATCATGGAGTCCGGCAAGGACAAGACGACCGCCATCGAGATGGCGATTGGTACGGTTCGGCGCTGGGCGCGCGGTGGAGGGAACGTCACCCCTGAGGTACGTGCGGCGTCTGCTGCTGCGATCGCGGAATGGGATGCACTGGTTGCTGCGTTCTCGAACGTGCGAGATGCCGACGTGTTCGAGTTCGTCCGGACAGTTCGGACTGCTGCGGGTGTTGCGAAGTACCACCTGCCGATCGGGTCGCCGATCATTGCGAAGCCGTACGTGCCACGTCCACGTCAGTCCGGTGCACGGACCGTACCGGGACCGCGGAGTAACGGTGGTGAGCACGGCTACAAGGGAGCACAGAGTAGCGGTCGTCGGAACCACAATTGGCCAAGTGGTGGTGGCGGACTCGGTGGTCTGGGTGGGCTTGGGCAACAGCAGCAGAAGGGCAACACCGCTCAGACGAACTACCTGCACGTCTCTGCGAAGAAGCCGGCGGGTGGAGCTGGTGGTGGCAAGGCGAAGGGCAAGGGTTCAGCTGCGAAGAAGAAGGACCCGAACGCAGCGATCCTTGCCGCACAGAAGAAGCTGCAAGCCGCACGGACCGCCGCTGCTCGCAAGTTGGCCCTACAGCAACTTGCTGACGCGCGAAAGGCCGCCGCTCGGGAGAAGTTGCTGGAGCAGGCGGCGGAGAAGGTTCGTGCGCAACAGCTGGTGACGTACCAGAACTCCAACGCCTACACCGGCGTCGGTGGTATCTCCATTGAGGTACAGCGCCAGCTGAATGGGATGGACACCGCCCAACAGAAACTTCAGGCCGGAGACCTTGAGGGAGCCGCACAGGCAGCGGACACGCTCCTCTCTGGTGCCGGACTGGATGCTAAGCAGCGCGTGATCTGGCAGTTCATTGCAGACCAGCTGCGCAGGTTGAACGCGATTCACTGAGGAGGTGCAAGACATGACGACTGCAGTGCTGACGCCGAAGAACGTCGGCTCGACCCAGCAGCTGTCCGGGACGGTGTTCCGGAAGCAGGTGCTGCCCAAGGGCACGATCACCTACAAGGGTCGAACCGTGAAGTTCGACGACACGTATCTGGACGGCCTGGTGGACTCCTTCCAGAAGGGCGCGTTCGACCAGGTGGCGTTCCAGCTCGCCGACAAGGACAACGCTCACACGAACGACCCGGAGCGCACTCGCGGTGAGGTCATCGGTCTGGAGAAGACCGGTGATGGCCTGGACATGATCGTCAAGCTGAGCAACGAGGGTGCTGCGCTGATCAGCAGGAACCCCAAGCTCGGTGTGAGCGCCCGCATCTTCAACGGGCTCGAGCGTTCCGACGGTGCCACCTTCCCCTGTGCGATCCAGCACGTTCTGGGGACACTGGACCCGGTGGTGGTCGGACTGAAGCCGTGGGAGTCGATCGAGCTCTCCGGCCAGGTCGAGGAGACGTGGGACTTCTCGTCGCAGGCGTACCCCGAGCCGGCACCCGTCGAGGAGACGGACGAGGAGGACGAAACCGAGGACGAGACGGTCGACGAGCAGCAGCTCGCGCTGACCGCACTCGCTCGCACTCAGGCTGAGAGGGAGGTGTTGGACTTGTCGACGCAGCAGAGGCAGCGGGAGCTCTCGGAGCTGACCGCGCAGGCAGCTCGGATTCGGGCGCTGGAGTTGGAGTTGTCGCGCTCCCGCTTCGACAACGAAGCGGCGCAGCTGGTTGGCCGAGGCGTGCCACCGGTGCTGATCGAACTGGCTCGACCGATCCTCGAGCTGCCCGAGTCGAACGTGATCGAGCTCGCCAATGGGTCCAGCGTCGACCCGGCCGGCGTGATCCGACAGATCCTCAAGCAGTGCGAGGGGACGATCGAGCTGTCCATGGAGCGCGGTCACAGCATCGACGTCGACGACACGGAGAAGGCGCGTGAGGATGCACTCCTCGCCGCCTGGAAGATCTGAGGGAGGTGTAGAACATGGCAAACGCTGTTCCTGCCTACGAGAGTGGGCCGATCACCTACCAGGTCAACCAGGCGGTTGTTGGTGGTCAGATCGTTCAGCTGGACACCGGTGGTATGGTCAAGCCCGCGGTGGCGAACTCCGTCATCGCATTGGGCGTCGCGACCAAGGACGCCATCCCGACCGGCACGAACCAGAACCCGACGGTCGTCGGCGTGCCGCAGTCCATCAACCTGTCGCCCATCTCTGCGTACACGGCCGTGGCGATGACGGGTGTGTGGCGTCTGACGAACGGTGGTGGTGGCGCACTGGCTCTGGGTGACCTGGTCGTGTGCGCGGCATCCGGTGCAGTCCAGAAGTACACGGCCGGCACCAGCACGTTCGACCAGATCATCGGCAAGTGCGTCGACCCCGCTGGCATCGCAGCCGGTCAGGTCGGGCTCATCCTGATCGACACCGTCTGAGAAAGAGGGAGGTGTAGAACATGGCACTCGTGCCAATCATCGGCTCGTCCGATGGTGTGCGGATCACAGTCAACGACATGGTGAAGTCGCCCAAGATCATCCCCAGGCGTATCCTGGACTTGATGGCGAACAACTTCCTCGCTGACGCGATCCTGCGGGACGCCGGTCAGAACGACGCCGGTGTCGCGTACTTCTTCCAGTCGCAGCCACTGTTCGCGGACTACAACTCGACCATCCGAGAGGAGTGGGGCGAGTACCAGATCGTCACCACCTCCGACGGTACGCCGACGATCGCGACCTCGCTCGACCGCGGCCTGTCGATCAAGGTGTCCGACGAGATGCGTCGCCGGAATCAGGTCGACCGCGTCAACATCCAGCTGACGCAGGTCAAGAACAGCCTGACACGAGACTGGGACCTCGCGTTCCAGGCCTCGATCATCGGCTCGGTGGCCACAGTGGTGGACGTGTCCGGTACCCGTCCGTGGGACGGCACCGGTACCACGCCGACGATCCGCAAGGACATCCTGACCGCCAAGAAGGCGGTTCAGACCGCGTTGTCGTCGGCGCAGACGAACAACTACTTCGGCTTCATGCCGGACACCATCGTGATGAGCCCACTCGGGCAGTACGACATCACGACGGATGCGACGTTCAACACCGTCTACCAGGGCAACAACTCGAACGAGAACCTGCTGTACACCGGCAAGCTGCCGACGCAGATCCTCGATCTGGACCCGCTGGTGTCGCTCACGTGGCCGGACAACTACGTCCTGGTCTGCGAACGGAAGACCATCGGGTTCATCTCGGACGAGGTGTCGCTGCGGTCGACGCCACTGTACCGGGACGAGGTGCACAAGACCTGGCGGGCGGATGTCAACCGACAGTCCCTGATGGGCATCGACCAGCCCCTGGCCGGCGCCCTCATCAAGATCCACACGTGATCGGAGGTGTGAAGTGACCGCACGCAACTACGTGGTGACGGGTTCTCAGTTCATCGTCGCGAACGGCAAGAACGGCTACGACTCGTACCGTCAGGGTGACACCATCACCGGTCTGGACCTGCCGGACAGCTCCCACGAGGATCACACCTCGCGTGGCCTGCTGCAGGAGGTCTCCAACAAGAAGGAGGCCGCGGAGGTGTCCGAGCAGGTGAGCTCGAACACGCCGCCGGCACAGGTGAACCCGGTGGAGCAGAAGACCGACACGCCGCCGTCGGACAAGAAGTAGGGAGGTAGCCGTGCCGTACACGACTCTGCAGGCCGTCCGTGACGTGATCGCAGGACAAGAAGACGTCATGGACGGCACGGCTGCTTCACTGTCGGACACCATCATGAGCGAGAAGATCGCTGCCGCACAGGCGCAGGTTGATGAGGCACTACGTGGCAACTACACGGTGCCGTTCACGGATGGTGATGTGCCGGAGTCGATCCAGGACATCACCACAGCGATTGCCGCCTACCTGTGCGATCTGTCGTACCGACAGAACAAGGCCTACACGACGTCGCAGACGCCGGTGCTGTTAGGGTACCAGCGTGCTGTGAGTAGGCTGCAGGCGCTGTCTTCCGGAACGTCCTGGCTCGACGGCAAGTACAGCGAGGGCGGTACGCACGACGACGACGTGGCGGTGGTCAACCAGTATCCGCAACCCATGTTCCAGGCCTGCAACTTCGGCGTGTGGTGGTTCTGATGGCCCGGAAGACGTTCGCTGAAGGCGTGCAGGAACTCCACGACCTCGTGGGTCATGGCACGGTGCGTGGTCGGGTCGAGTTCAACCAGATCCACGCACACTTCCAGCACGAACGGGGAGACCTTCACCACCCACACGGTGGCCAGCCTGGATATCTCCGCTCCGCACTGATGTCGACCTATGAACGTGGTCTCCGCCACATCGGTGGAGAGCTGTTGGAGGTCGGACCGGTAGAGCCGATGAAGGACTTCGTCGACAACCTGATGGATGTGTCACAGGGTCTTGCACCTCACGAGGACGGGATCCTAGACCACTCCGCAGCCGGCGAGGTCGTTGACGATGGTGCGAAGGTGTACTCGTCCGGACCGGCAGTGCACAGGGTGAGTGAGTCGACCCTCAACCGCATCAACGACGTGAGAGGAGGGTTCGAGTGATCCAGACGCAAGACGTGGTCGACTGGCTCAACGGCTTGGATCCGACGCTCAAGGCGATCGTCGGTCCGTACGTACCCGACATGCCGGATGCGATCACATCCGTGATGTTGGTGGACGGTCCGGGGCTACAGCTAGAGGGTTCGACCGATGCCGTTGCGTACCAAGTTCGGTGTCGAGGTAACCAGCGGAACCCACAGGATGCCGAATCCCGAGCGTGGAGGGTCGATCAGTTGATCATCGACGCGGACAAGCCGGCACTGATCGGTGGGAACAAGCTCGTCGACCTCTACCGGCTGGGAGGCAACCCCGCACCTGTGCAAAACGACCTGGACGGTGAACGCATCAACTTCACGTGCACTTACGTGTTTGAAGTTGGCCGGTCGTAAATGTGTTGCCCGTGTACCGATCCGTCCGTATACGACGAATAAACCGGAGACAGCTGTGGCTGATGATCAGGTAGTCAACGACCCTCCGAAGGAGGGTGTGCAGAAAGCGGAAGAGCCCGGTCTCTTCCTCGTGTCGGTCGAGTGGCCGACAGGGTGTGTGACAGGCTGTGACGACTACCCGGAGATCACAGCCGAGGGTACGAGGATGACTTTGGAGCAGAAGGACGCTGCCGTGCTCATGTCGCAGCAGATTCCGGGGCTTCAACTGAACGTCACGGAGGTGTGATATGGCCAACGAGCAGCCCGCGTACACCGCGAGCAACGTCCTGGTGGGTCAGGCGGCGATGTACCTGCAGTTGTACAACCCGAGCGTTCCGGCCACTCTTCCGGCGGACACCGTCGCACTGAACACTGCCTGGGGAGGGTCCTGGGTTCCGGTCGGCGCTTCCGACGACGGCGTGACGCTGAACTTCCAGCGAAACACCAACAACATCCTCATCGAGGAGCAGCAGACGCCGGTGCTGGTCCTGTCGGAGAGCACGGACGTGAGTGTCGGCGTCACGCTGGCGGAGGACACCCTCACGTCGATGATGAACGCGATGGGCGGTGGCACGATCACCGTCACGCCCGCTGCCTCCGGTGTTCCGGGCATCGCCGTGCTGCAGCTCGCCGACGACCTGGTGCAGTACGCCGTCGGGTTCGAGGGCAAGAACCAGTACGGTTTCTGGCGTCGGTGCTTGTTCCAGCCGTGCGTGAGCACCGGCAAGATCGCTGCCAAGTTCCGCCGGGCGAAGGACAAGCGCATGTACCAGACCGAGTTCCCCTACACGGGTGCGGTCTCGAGCATCGTCATCCGCGAGATGAACGCCGTGGCACTGCCGTAAGGAGGCTCCAGATGGGATTCAACGCAGGAGCCGTCGTCGAGCCTCTCGACTTCGACTTCACCAAGTTCGGTGGGCCGAAGGGCACGATCAAGGAGCCGACGGCGAAGCAGCTCAAGGTGTTGTTCCGAGGGATTCAGGACACGGTCATGCCCGTCCTCGTCCCTGGGTACGACCCGAAGGTGGACACCGACAAGCCGTTGACGCAAGGAGACGTCGCACAAGCGCTCGGCGCGGTGACCGAGGAGCTCTTCGAGTCCGTTCAGGCTGACATGACGCGATTGGTCGCCGCTGCCTGCAGCGACTTCCCGTCGGTTGAGGAACTCGAGACGCTCCCGTACCGCATCCGCGGCGCGTTCTTCGGCTGGTTCGTCGGGCAGATGATGCACCCGGAACAGTTGGCCGGCGTTACGAAGCCCTCACTGAGTCTGGTGAACGCCGGCTAGAGTGGTACCTCGTCCGCAAGTTCATCGGGTTCTCCGTGGATGAGTGGGACGGTCTGCCCTGGTGGCAGCAGCAGATGTACTGGAACGAGATGCTGGACTGGGAGGGTCTCCGACCGACGGAGGAGATCACGGTCAAGACGCGGGACATCGCCGAGATCGGTTTGGGGATCGCACCCACACCTGTGCAATTCGGAGAAGCGGGGTGACGTATGGCGTTCGACGCTGGCTCTATCGAGGCGACGCTGGACCTCGACAGAACCCCCTTCAACCGTGGTCTCGATGAGGCGAAGGCTGACGGAGACAAGTTCGCGCGGAAGTCGTACACCGCAACGGCGAAGATCAACGTAGACGACAAGGAAGCTCAGCAGTCTCTCAACCGAATCGCATCCGCGACGGAGACGACTGCTGCGCGTAGTGGAAACACCATCGGACGCGCACTGCTGAACCCGATGGTGATCCAGTTCGGTCTGCTTCCCGGACTCGCCGCAATTGCCGCTACGGGCGCGGGTGTTGCCATTGGCGCCATCCCACTCGCTCTCGCTGCTGCTGCGGCGGTGCTGAACAAGGACAATCAGCTCCTCATCTCGAGCTGGACGACGACGTGGAACACGATCAAGGCTCAGACCGCTGATGCGGCGTCGACGATCTCGCTGGATCTGTCGGAGATCCCATACACGATCGACGCGGGGTTCTCCAGGATCGAACCGCTGCTGACGACGTTGTTCGAGAACGCCGGACCAGAGATCAAGACGTTCGCGGAGGGTGTAGTCGACCTCGGACGGAATGCGTTCCCGGGCTTCTACGACGCTGTGGCCGCCGGCCAACCCGTCATGAACGGCTGGAAGACGCTACTCGCGCAGACCGGCTTGGGTGTGACGGAGTTCTTCGACGCGTTGGCGAACCGCTCCAACGACATCGGAACTGGGTTGGGTTACGTCGGCACCCTGATCCGTGGTCTGGTGGGGTTCGTGGGCGAGCTCTCCGGAGAGTTCTCTGGCGCGTGGGCTAGCTCCGGTCGAGAGGTCACACAGGTCCTGGGGCAGGTCGAGGACATCATCCTGAAGATCGCCGCCGGTGGGCTGCCAGCGTTGTCGAACTCGCTGAACGCGTTCTTGACGGTCATCGGTGGAGTGTTGAGTGTTGCTGCGCCGTTTGCGCAGGAGATCGGTGGTATCGGTGGCTACGCCCTCGCTGGGGTTGTGGGCGTCAAGCTACTGACGAGCGCGTTCAACGGACTGAAGGGTGCGTACGAGCTGATTGCCGGCATCGACATCGCCGGTACTCTCGCTAAGGCGGAGAAGCCGATCTTCAACTTCGCTGCGAGTACCGGCAACGTCGTTGCGGGACTGTCCGGTAGCGAGCGGGCTGGTGACGCGTTCTTCAACACGCTGAACAAGCTCGGACCGTTGGTCGCAGGTTCCGCGGGGTTGTTCGGTGCCCTCGCTGGGGGTATCGCTGCCGTGGTCATTCCGACGTACCTGGCAGCAGAGCACTTCGCCGATCTGCAGAAGCAGGGAGCGGACCTCGGTCAGTCGATGGCACTCGGTGGTAACGCGGCTAAGGACGCTGGAGCGAAGCTCCTGGATCTGGAGTCCAACGCCGACAAGCTGCGGAAGCAGATCTCCAACCTCAGTCAGACGCAGGACCACAGTCACGACATCCTGCTGCAGTCGCAGGGTGGGTATTCCGTCGCCTCCCTGTCGGCTGGCGAGTACCAGAGTCAACTGCAGGACCTGAACGTCGAGCTGAGTGCCGCGGAGAAGGCTCAGGCGGACTACGAGAAGCAGCTGGGTCCCGTCGGTCTTGCACAGGCGAGGGCTAGCCAAGCGCTGAAGGACTACAACGACGCAGTCACCACGTACGGAGCGAACAGCCCGCAGGCTGTAGCCGCGCAGCAGGCGTACGCCACAGCGGTGGACGGTGTGGACCGAGCACAGCGTGGTGCTGCTCTCGCAACGCAGGACGCCAACCAGAAGATGCTGGACCAGCAGAACATCCAGTTGGCCGCCGTCGGTGCTGGGCTGTCGTACCAAGCTTCCGTGCTCAACACGCAACAGGCGCAAAAGTCGCTGGCGGAGTCGATCGCGAAGACTGGTACGAACAGCGAGCAGACGAAGCAGGCGACGTTGGCGTATCAGCAGGCGCTGTTGCAGCAGATCGAAGCCGCGGGTAGCGCAGCGAAGGCGACGCACGCTAGTGGGACTGCGTCGGAGCAGGCAGCAGCCCAACAGCAGGCGCAGACGCAGGAGATCCTGAAGTTGGCTGCTGCAGCCGGATCGAACGCTCCACCGGCACTGTTGCAGCTCGTTGCCGGACTCGACGCGACACAGATCGCAGCGTACCAGTCCACCGGTAAGGTCGACGGTCTACACCAAGCGGTCGTTACGTTGCCCGACGGTCGGACGATCAAGATCAACGTGGACGACCAGGGGACACCCGTCATCAACAGCGTGATCCGGTCGCTGGACTCCGTACCGAGGGTGGTCAACGTAGCACTGCACGTGTCGACGAACGCGAACCAGTCGATCCAGAGTGCACTCGCGTACGTGCCACACGCTTCAGGTGGTGCAGCGAATCCCGGTGACCTCTCACTGGTGGGTGAACAAGGTCCGGAGCTTCGGTTCGAGGACCGGTCGGGGTTCTACGCGACCTACCGACAGTCACAGGACATCCTACAGGCGTGGAACCTCCAGAACCGGACGAGTCCGAGCCTCGGGAAGACCTCACCACCTGTGCAAAACGGGACAGACCAGAACACCCTGTCGGAAGCCTTGTACGCTGCGGTGATGCGAGCGTTGAACGGTGCGAAGCTGGAGATTGACGGTGCGGGTGTAGCCCGGTTGGTCAACAAGACGAACGCAACGAACTCGACGAGGTGAGGTGACATGGCTGTTAACCGTGCGCGGTTCTACATGGGGACGCTCGGCAACCTGACCGCGTTGCCTCCACTGGCAAAGGGGTCGAACCCGGATGCTACTCCGGTGCGGATCGGGGGTGTCCATCAGTCGTTGAGCGGTCGGACGACGTTGGACACCTTCGCGTTCAAGCGTGCGTACCAGCTGTCGTGGACATCTCGGCAGGAGGCGGAGCTGCGTACGTTGCTGACGTGCTACCGCAAGCTCAGTGCTGCAAGTACCCGGTTCCTGGATCTACGTTGGTCGAACCAGTTGGGTGCGCAGATAGCGTCTGGTGGTTCTGAGAAGCGACTGACGACGGGGTTCACGCAGTCCGCGGGTACGTTGGTGTTCGGCACCGCTCCTGGGACGCTGCCGGCACCGTTGCTGGGGAGCTTGGACGGATGTCAGACTTGGACGCCAACCGCCTCAACGCAGACGCTGCTGACCAGCTCAACGGAGATCCCAGTGGTGTCGGGGTCGTACTACTGGTTCAGTGCGTACGGGTACGGTTCCGGGAATCAGAAGTTGCGGATCCAGCCGTACGACGCTTCTGGTGCTGCGTTGACTGCGAACGATGGGTCCGCTATTGCCCTCGCGACGAGTTGGTCTCAGTACACCGTCGGCCCGTACTATCCACCGAGTAACGCGGTTTCGCTTGCAGTCGGTTGGGTCGCACAGGGTGCGGGTACGCTCAACACGACTGGATGGGGTGCGTACGTCGATCAGGTGGTGCAGCCCTGGATGTTGGGTGTAGGGTGTCCGACGGTGGTCATTCCGGAGTGCAAGGTCGTGTACCCGCGTCCCGGGTACATCGACTGCGCTGCAGTGGTTCAGGAGGTCTAGGTGCAGCAATCTGGCAACGCCGCACTGGCGACCGCCGTCACGTCCGAGATCCGGGAGATGCGTGACCTCGTCCTCATCGACTGGAACAACAACGGGCTGTTCAGTCATGCGTACTCCGATGTCTCCGCACTTGTGTCGAGCGTCAGCGTGGACCGTTCCATTACGGGTGACATCCCGGCAGAGGTGAACCTGATCGAGGGGTACTCGAAGGCGCAGCTGAATCTCACCCTCGAGGGTACTCGTGCGGACAACGAGCAGCCTACGTACAAGCTGTTGAACCCGTACCAGACGGACTCACCCCTCTGGCTGACCGACCCGACGGGTCTCCACATCAAGTGGTCCGTCGTGGTGATGACGTCAGCCGGAGAGGTGACGCTCCAACAGTTCTTCGGGACCATCAGTACCTGTACCGTGAAGCGGGCGAGTCAGTCCGCGACGATCACCGCACTGGACACGCTGGACGACATCACGAAGCCGGTATACCTGCCGCACTGGGCTATCGACGGTGTGACGCAGTCATCGGTGGGTCGTGACTCTCTCAAGCAGAACGCCACCGGGCTGGTCGACTACCTCCTCCGCCAGAACGGGTTCTACTGCACACCACCCGCACATCCGGATGCGATTGCGTCGTGGACGCTGAACGGCTGGAACGTGCCGGAGGTCGGCATGCCGTACTTCACCGGACGGAACGACAGAGGAGTCAACCCACGCGTCTGTGCGCAGTGGATCGCGTCGAACATGTCGTGGGCGGGGTACACGCACTACGCGACCGGACAGCAGTGGGGTGGGCAGGTCGACGTAACGCGCTCCGGGTGGTTGAACCCGAGTGGTTACGGTGCCAACCCTGTCACGCTCGGCATGGGTGGCTGGTACTACGGTCCGAACGGTGCGGCAGACAACACGTCGCCGACGGCAGCGGTCATCGCGATGCGGTTCGACAACACGAGCAACTACCGTGCTGGGTTGACCCTCGATCCGTCACTGGGTCCAACTGTCACGCTGGTCAGTCCGACGGGTCCGTACAGCCAGACGTGGACGTTCTCCGGGTTCGCGTGGCCTGCCAAGTCGTGGAACTACATTGGCGTGGCACTGAGCTTCTCCGCCGCGGGTGTACAGTGTCGGCTCAACTTCAACGGGACGGTCACACTCCACCCAACAACCGCAGCAGTGTACCCCGCCGTCCCAGGAAGCAACGTTGCTGCACCGCAGCTGGCGTCGTATTCGAACCTCGGATGGCCAGCTCATAGCGTGCAGGTGTGGTGGTCGAGAGTCGCCGTTGGGTCGTTGACGTGGAACAAGGACATCCCGAGCAACCCACTTCGACCTAACCCGGTGTTGGACCTGTCAGACAACTACCTCACACACCTGCCGGACGTGTACGGGACGAACTCCTGGGACGTGCTGCAGGCTGTCGTGCAAGCGGACTTCAGTATGCTGATCTCCGACGAGACGGGTGTGATCCGGTACAAGAAGCGTTCGACGTTGCGGTTGCCCTCCACCTCTGTGCGAACGATCACGACGGATGCGTTGAAGGACATCAGCACTACGACCGCGAAGAGCAACATCCGGAACTCGGTCAACGCAACGGTACAGTCCGGACAAGCCTGGAACGTCAACATCTACCAGGAGTCCAGCGCTGCGCAGTACGACACGATCGCTGGCGTCATCAAGATCTACCAGACGCCGATGACGGACGTGATCAACGTCGATCCGTCACCGACATGGTTGTCCGGCATCACGACCATCCCAACCGGTCTGAAGGCTGGATACTGGGCTGTAGACCCAACGAGTAACGGTGGGGCTCCTCCGTTCTCGAACACCGCGTTCCAACCGTTCATCGTGGCGTTCTCCTACGACCAGCGGACGCTGCAGTTGTACGTCGACAACTCCCGCAACGCGACGTTCCTTCGGTTTGCGCTGCAGGATGGGTCGCCGGCGTTGCTGATGTCCGGCTTCAAGCTGGTCCTCGACCCACCGACGACATTGTCGGTGTCGGACACGAACTCCGTCACACGCTGGGGTACGCAGATCCTGGAGATGGGTCAGTCTCCGTGGCGGCAGGATGCGACTGCGGTGCTGAACCTCGCCAACCAGATCATGCTGGACCTGTCAGCAAACGTGCCGAACATGGAGCAGCTACCCGTTGTGGGTGATCCTCGCCTGCAGCTGATCGATACCGTGCTGCTGTCTGACCCGAACAACAGCGATGACCGCCTCCTGTGCACAATCCGCGGGATTCACCGTCAGCGGACGAAGGATGGCGGCCTTACTGACACACTCACGCTTCGGCTAGTCGCACCTCCCGGTACGTGGATTCTGGGTGACAGCCAACGTTCCATCCTCGGTTCCACGACACGACTAGCGTAGGAGGTGCCATGACTCTGCCCGCGTGGCTTGATGGTCAGACTGTCCACGATACGGACCTGCTCGCGATGAACGCCGCGATCAACTCGTTGGCTGTCATCACAACGGGTGGTAACTCCGGGGTCAAGTCCGCGATCCCGTCGTGTAAGGTGTTGCTGAACGCTGGTCAGAGCGTCAACAACAACACCGACACGTTGTGCTCGTGGAACACATTCGCGTGGAACAACGACAACATGTGGTCGTCCGGCTCGCCGCAGCTGGTCACGATCCAGACTGCGGGGACGTACTTCATCGCACTGCAGGACGACTGGATCTCGAACGCAACGGGCATTCGTGCGGGGAAGATCTTCCTGAACGGTACCAGCAACGCGAACTCGATCGCGATCTACCAGATCAACGCGACGAACGGGTTCGACACTGTGATGAGTGCTGCGGCGGTGTTCCAGGCCAACGCCGGCGACGTTCTGCGACACGGCATCTTCCAGACCAGTGGTGCCGCACTGAACGTCAGCACGAACTTCGGTGGCACCTGGATGCTGGTGCACCGCCTGACGAACTAGGGAGGTCTCATGGTCATCGTTCTCACTCGCCGCAGCCCGTATCAGGTCGGGATCCTCTCCGCACTGCTGATTGCGGGTGTGGGTCTCCTTGTACTGGGCGGAAGGGCATCGAGTTCGCTCGACCGATCGCTCCCGACGTACTTCCTTGCTGTGTTCGGTGCCATGCTCATCCTCGGTGCTACGACGGCACTGACGGGTATGGCGCTTCGTATGAAGCTGCGGTCCGTTGGCCTGATGCTGGAGCTCGTTGGTCAGATCCCGATCGTGTTCCTAACGCTCTCCTACGCGTGTTTCGCGATCGCACAGGTGGGGTGGCCAGCGATTGTCCAGATCGCGTTCCTGTTGGGTATCTGTGGATCTGGCTCGAGTCGGATCTGGCAGATCTCGCGGGAGCTGAAAGAGATCCAGCACGTGGTTGAAGCAGTCGCGAGAGACGGTGGGGAGGCGGAGCGATGACGTTCTCCGACATCCTGGACGTTGCGGGAAAGATCGGTGGGATTCTGGCGGTGCTCGGCATCGGTCCGGGGGTGCTGTACGTTCGAAACCGGAAGCGGAAGATCGACGCTCAGGCCAACCTGTTCGAGGGCAAGGTCGACGTTCTGTACGGAGACGCGCTCCAGAAGTTGATGGGTCCACTCACCGAACGTCTCGCACAGGTCGAGCATGAGGCTCGGACAGCGAACACCGAGTTGACGGAGGTCAACCGACGTTTGGCGGAGGCCAACAACACGGTCTACGACCTGCAGAGTAAGTGTGACCAGCTCGAACAGCAGCTGGATACCGCCAACGAGCGAGCGCTCTCCTGGGAGAACAGGTGGCGTGAGACGCAGAACCTCCCACCTGTGCAACTGCCACGACGGAAATACGGACGGTGACATTCGGGCAACATAAATACGTTGCCCCGGGTCCGAACTCGACGTATACTGTCGTATAGCCGGTGTTTTGACGAAGGAAAGGAGGAGTGAATGACTCGTAGAATGGCGGATTCGGTCACACCAACCGACATCCCGGTCAACGATCCGACGACGGGAAGACCCTGGGCGCTGATCGCGGGATACATCGATGGCTTACCCAGATGGCCGGACAGTGCTTGGGGAAGGTTCCCCAACTCTGTGCACGTCCGGATCGCACTGAACCCCGCGACCAACGACGGTCACGTACTCGACGTCGAGAACGGTGCGGCCAACCCCGACCAAGCTCCGGACTGGGTGCGACGTCGTCGTGCAGCGGGGCAGGACCCGACGGTCTACTGCAACCGGAGTCTCTGGCCGACGGTCATCAACCAGTTCAACGCACAGGGTGTGGCACAGCCTCACTACTGGATCGCAGCGTACCCCGGAAGTGGCGGAGTACAGGAGTCCGGATACGGGCTCACCTCCGTCGCACACCAGTTCTCGGACACCCCAGGAGGCCACTGGGACGAGTCCGTGGTGATCGACTACTGGCCAGGAGTGGATGGAAACGCAATGGCACTGACAGCGGACGACATCAACGCGTTGCTCGACGCACCGATCGCCCGGGCGGGATCCGAGACGGGCCCGACCAGCTTGCGGCAGATGATCGCGTGGGGCGACAGCAACACGGTGTTGACCCGAACCACCGTCAACGGTCACACCGACACGGTTCTCTCGAACGTCGTGAACGCGATCAACACGTACATCGACCAGCGGCTCGCGAACGCGCAGGCGCCGAACATCGACTACGACATGCTGGCGACGAAGATCGCGGCGAAGCTGCACATCCAGATCACGGGAGCGTGACGAGATGGCTGACACGAACGCACCGGTAGAGGCGAAGGTCAAGGTCGGTACGGCGGCGACGCTCGTCACCGCACTGGTGACGGGTCTGCTCGCCACGTACGTCTTCCACGGTGTGACGCCGGACTTCGTGAACGAGGGCATCTCCGCCATCGTCACGGGCGGTGTGGGCTTCATCGCGATGTGGCTGACGAAGCACACACCGCGGAACATCGTCGACCTCACCGTGGACGACAGCAAGCCCCCGACGGCGTTCGAGCCGAACATGACTTCCGGACCGATCGGTGTGGAACCGACCGATCCGGCGTCGCCGAACGCTCCCTAGGCTGCTGTCTGGTTCGTGAGGTAGGTCTCTACCTCTCCGAGTGACGGTCCCACCTCGACATCCACGAACAGCTTGATGTGGGTCTCGTACGGTGGGGTCGTCATCTCGCGGATGATGATCGGCATGGCCTCGTCCAGACGGTCCTCCCTGATCTCGAACACCAAGGAGTCGTGGACGGTGAACAACACCACACCAAGGTCCAGTTCCCGCAAGATGCGGTTGAGACGGATCAACGCACTCAGACAGGTGTCCGACGCCAACGACTGGATGGGGAAGTTGACCGCCTGGTTGCGGATGTGGTTGATCTTGTCCGGCGTGATGAGTCTCCACCGTCGGACGCGACCAGTTGGTGTGCGGAGCTCACCTTCCGTGAGGGCCGCCTGTTGCCACCCGTCGTAGGCCTCCTTGTACAGCGGATACTGCTCCCAGAAGCGGTCCACGTACATCTGAGCCTGACGTTCGTTTCCGCCAGTCAGTTCATGCAGTTCACCCTGTGCCAAGCTGTACGCCTGTCGACCGTACGCGATACCGAAGGTGACGAACTTCGAGTTGAACCGCTGGTCACCGGTCACCTGGTCGTATGGCGTGTTGAAGATGGCAGATGCTGTAGTGGTGTGGAAGTCCTGTTCCATGAGCGCGACGCCCAGGTTTGGATCCTTTGAGTAGTGCCACGCGATGAACAGCTCGAGGTTCTTGTAGTCGATGTCGACGATCACGTGACCGGGGCTCGCCTTGATGCACTTCCGGACCATCTTCGCCATCTTGGGGTTGACACCCCACTTGGGCAGCGTCTGGAGTGCCGGCTTCTGGATCGACAGCCGACCCGTAACCGTTCCGAACAGCAAGAAGTCCGGGTGCAGCCGTCCGTCGCACCACGTGTTCTTCGCCATCGAGCGGATGTAGTTCCGGAGCAAGTGGTCCCGCTCCTTCAGCTCTCCCATCAGCTTCGTCAACGGGTGGTTAGTGTTGTACTCCCACAGACCGGCGTCTGCCGACCGCTTCCGATCCGGGTGCCGCATCCCGAGGATGTCGAACGCAAGGTGCTGCAGCTGTTGTGGCGACCGAACGTTGATCTCCAGGTCCGGGATGAGCACGAACCGGCGCTTCATGCACTTCTTGCAGCTCTCGTCCGGGTACCCCGCCTGGATGCGCTCCTGTCGCCACTGACGACGGTCAGGCCCGGGTGACCAGAAGCCACTCACCTGTGCATCCGTCGCGAGACACTGCTCACTGCACTCCGGGCAGACGATGGCTTTCTTCTGCTGTCCGACGACCGAATCGTCGTACGGGAACCCCTCACCCTGTGCATACGCCTTGATGGCTCGCTCCGCTTCCTCGATGAGCGGAAGCCACTCTTCCTCGAGCTCCTCCGTGTACACGAGGTCGGTCAACGTACCGTGGTACTCGAGGTCGGAGAACGCTCTGGCTGCGGGGTGCAGCAACTCCTCGACGAGCTCCTGCGTACCTTCCTCCCACACGAGTGGTGGCAGAATGTCGCCAAGCTCGTACGTGTTGTACACGTCGAGACAGCCGTACTTGCCGAGTGCCCACCACTCCGCGTAGTTGCGCGGACCGACACTCCACTTGAAGCCGCTCTCGACAAGCTCCTTTTCGTAGTACGACGCGTTGAGGTACGATCGGGAGAGTGCCTTCAGACCGACTTGCTCGCCTCGCTCCGTCAGGCCGAGACCGTACAACATCGTGTCTCGTACGTCCTCCGGCTCGGGTAGGTCGTTCGCCCGGATCACCTGGAGGTCGTACGACATGTTGTGCATCCGCCACTGGATGCCGATCTTGCACAGGAGGTGTGCGAGCCGCTCCATGAACTCCGGTACCTTGAGGAGGTGCCTCATGTTGAACGCGTACGCTTTGCGACCGGCGTACAGCTGCAACATGATCCACTCGTCCTCGCCCGGGATGGGTCTCGGACCGTCATTGGGTGCGACCGACTCCGTGTCGAGCGACACCTTCAGCGTCTGGAACGCGTCACGCTCGATCTCGTGCAGCGCCTGAATCGACCTGGTGACAGTCCCACAGAGTTCCCAGTCCAGCTCGAAGTGCCTGTCAGGGAGCGGAACTTGGCCGGTAGACATCCTCACGGCTCGCCGTGTGTCGTCGAAGATCGCATCGAAGTAACCGGTGTTGCCATGGAGCACTGCTGCTGGATGGTACGTTGGCAGCACAAACGACTCGACCTGGTCGTTCCAACTCATCGTACCCTGGATCTTGGTGATGCCGTCTGACGTGCCGGTCAACGCTTGTGCAGCAGTGGCACCAGCAGCTAGCACAACCTTCGGCGAACGCGACGCGATTTCGGACGTCAGCCGCTGTGAGCATGCTGCGATCATCTCCTTGGTCGGAGGGGAGTCCGCTCCGTCCTTTCCCGTTGGCGGTCTGCACAGGACGGTGTTGGTCACGTAGACCTTGTTGCGCGTGAGACCGACCTCCTTGAGAGTGGCGTCTAGCAGACGACCACTCGGACCAGAGAACGGGCGTCCAGAACGAACCTCGTCTCGGCCAGGCGCTTCTCCCACCACCACAAGGTCTGCTCGGTCCGGACCATCTCCAGCGCACTGGGGTCCTCCCATGGGACAATCAGCACAGGCTGGTCTGGTTGGTCCATCGGTCACTTCCCTCCTCCGTTCTTCGGCATCGGCTTGGGAGCGGGCTTCGGGTCCGTCGCGTTGTGTCCCTGTTGACCGTGCTTGGAGATGCCACTGCCCTTCGGCTTGGCCGGCTTCCCACTAGCGTGCTTCCCCGCCACTACGTTCTCTCCTTCAAGACGATGACTGCACCGAACACGCACAACCCACATACGAGCACACCGACGATCGCCGCCCAAAGTGTCTGGACTAGCGCGATCCAGATCAACTCCGCGACGAGAGCGATCACTAGGGTGACGACTATGCTCCAGTCTCCGGTCCGGGCTGGATCGGCCACGTCACCCTCTCTCCCTTAGCGGTCAACCCCTCGTGGATGGTGCCGTCGTGTCCCTTCCGTATCGTGCACCGAAGTTGCACGGAGTGGTGGTCGTGTCTGTCCGCACATGGGTAGATGCGGTACGGGTTCCCGTTCGCCTTCCACGCGAACCGGCGAGGGTCGTTGCCCGGTGGGTATCCCTCGCACTCAATCTGGTCGTGACCGAACTCCAGGATGCACAGGAGTGGGTGTCCCTTGTGTGTCCGGGCTTCCCTGCACAGCGATTCGTTGTCCAGGATCTCCGGCGGGTACCCGCGTGTCTTGCTCAACGTATTTGTGTTGCCCGGTTCCGATCTGACCGTATTCGACGAATTAGCGTTGGAGAGTTGGTCTCGACAAGCCAGGTACGCAGCGAACGTCAGGATCCCGTACGCAGCGAGATCCAGGTAGGTGTCCTCGACCGCCTCGTTGACCGGTGCACGTCCGTTCTCCCGGAGTGCGTGGAGCCGCTCCAGCTTCTGGACGACGTTGAACTCCGCCGCCTCGTACGGTGTGAGTCCGAACTGCTCTCCCGTGCGGCGGAAGTTGGACCACGGGTCTGCGTCGACCTGGTAGTCCGCTCCCTTCGCTCCGAGGATGTCCTGGAGCTTCTCGAACGCCAGCTTCAGGTGGTCTGTCACTCCGTGTACCTCCAGATCGTCAGGTCCATCACCTTGTAGACCAACCACACCACTCCTGTGCAGAACAGGACGGCGGTGACCAGCAACACCGCGGATATGAACCCGAGGATAGCCAGCAACGCCACCGTGTCCACTAGTACCCCCTGCGTCGACTGTTGTGCCTTCTTGCGTGTGTGCTGTTCCACGACGACATGCGGGCTAGGGCTATGACGATCCCAATCGGGATTCCGAACAACGCGTATGCCCACTGCATCTCACCTCACCACCCGAATGCTCTTGAGGGGAACCTCACCGTCACTAAAGACGCCACCGTACTCGATCTGCGACAGGACGTAGCTGGTGACGCTCTCTCGTAGCTCCGCGTCCGACATGTCACCGAACGTCAAGCGCCAGTCGGATGGGTCGAACTCGATGGTGATCGGGATCGAGACCTTCACCGCTACCTCCTTGACTGTACGTGGGCGTATGTATTAATTATAGATGTACGACCACGTACAATCAAGGGGATACCGTCAGAACTTATCGACCGCGTACTCGGTGGGGTCCTCGACCTTCGCCATCCTGAACGCGATCTTCCGCATCGAGCACGGACCGCAGTCGCCGCAGTGGACGTCCCCGTTCTTGTAGCACGACCAGGTGTGCTCGAACGGCATTCCCTGGCTCGCACCGAGCTGCACGATGTCGTGCTTCATAGCGCCAGCGAGAGGGTCACTGAACCTCACCCGGGTGTACGGCTTGACCGCGTACGGGATGAGGTCGCGCCACTTGTTGACGAACTCCTGCTCGTTGTCCGGGTACCCACCGCACGACTCCTCCTGGTTGGAGCCGAGAGCGATCGTGTCGTACCCGTGCTTCTCCGCGTAGGCCACCGCCAGTGCGAGCATGACCGTATTGCGTGCGGGCACCCACTCGTGAGCGAACTCGGCACCCTCCTGCCCCTGTGCGATCTCCGTTACGCCGTCCGTGAGGGGGCTGTCCGCGTGCTCCGTGAAGAAGTCCATCTTCACGTAGTGGACCTTCGGGTCGTTGACACCTTCTCCCTCCATCGCATTCGCGAGCGACTCGACCGCACGGACTTCGTGCTTCTCCGAACGTGTGCCGTACTGGAAGTGCAACAGGTCGACGTGATTGCCCGTCCGGTGGTGCAGCCACGCGACCGTACCGCTGTCCAGGCCCCCACTGCACACGACCAGCGTACGCGGCCGCTTCGGGCGTTCGTACAGCGACCAGTGCTGGTGCTCGACACCTTGAACGTACCCCGCTCGGTACGGTCCGAGTTCCACAGGTGAGGGGTCGAGCAGTGGGTTCTCGACTAGGCCCATGAGGTACGCCTTCTGAGACGCGAACAGCACTCGGTCACCGTGCGTGCTGCCGAGCATGAACAGCGGCTTGTAGTTCGTGGCGTACCACATCTTGTCGGGCTGGTGTCGATTGACGGCCAGGATCGCGAACGACCCCTGCAGCCGAGCAAGACCTGCCTGGAATCCCCACATCTGGAACGCCATCGCGATCACGTACGAGTCGATCCGCGTGGGGGGCTTGAACGGCAGTCCTTCTTCCGTCCCAGCGTTGAACTCGTCGATGATCTCCTGGTCGTTGGAGATCGTCCCGTTGTGCACGATCGTCCAGTCCGCATGGGTGAACGGGTGCATGTCGTCGAGTGAGGGGTTGAGCACCCACTCGTGTGCCGGCTCTCCGCGCCGCGTACCGATGACGGTCGACTTCACCAAGTTCGGGAGAACCATCGCGTTACTGGATCCGGCAGCGTCACCCTTCTTCGTGACGGGATCGCTCATGTCCCACGGTAGCTGAGTCAGTCCCCACGTGTCCCGACCGCGTTCCTCCGACTCCTCGAAGAGGACGGCAAGTGCCTCTGTGTGGTCCGTGTTGATCGCCGACTCCAAGACGTGCGACCCGCCACCGAACAGCGCACCGAAGATGCTACACATTCGCACCCTCCGGCAAGTCGAACTCACCGTTCTTGACACCCTCGAGGAACGTCAGCCACTCCTCAGGAGTGAACCACGTCTCCGCTCCCACGGGGTTACGCACACCGACGTGTGGGATGCCGTCCTGCACGTTGACCTGAACTTCAACGCACCCTGTCTCCCGGCAGAAGCTAGACTTCTTCCACTCTCCCACGAAGGTACTCCTTCCACGTGTTGATGTTGGTCCTGACGTCCTTGATGAGGTTCACGGCGTGGTCACCGTCGTCCAGCTGGTAGTCGAAGTACTCCATCCGACCACCGAGGGATTGGCGTCCCGGGTACGCAGGGAACGGGGTCTCGTTGGGGTCGACGTAGATGCCGTTCAGGCCCCAGACCACGAACTTGGCGGTGTCCGCCGTTCGGACGTTGCGCATCATGAACGGGTGGGTGATGTCGAGCAGGTCGTCCTGCACACCAAGCAGGTGGATGTTGTACCCCGGCGGTACGCGGTTCAGCACCTGACGAACGACCTCCGCACGGGAGATGCCGAAGAGCTCCTGCACCTCCTCCTGGATGCCGAACGTGGTGACGCCCGGGATCAGTTCGAGCTCCTTGACGCTCAGCATGTACTCGCCGAGGTCCTTGCCGTGTGGCACCGCCATGAACGTACCGTCGTACCCGTTCTGGCGAAGCGCACGAGACGCATCGAAGCTCTGTTGCAGCGTCAGACGTCGATCGTGGACGTCGTCCGGCAGAACGACCTCCGAGGGCCTGACGCGACGAACCGCCTCGATCAGGTCCTGGATGCTGATCGCCGCACCCTCGAACGCGGCGGTGTCCATGATGACGAAGTCGTTCAACGCGACTCGCGACGCGTAGTACGTCGCGTAGTCGACGTGCTTGAGCACCTGATCGGCGATGCACAGGTGGTGGGTCAAGTACGGTGGCAAGAGCGACGTCTCTCTCGCCGGTGGGATGTGGCACAACTCCATGTTACCTCATCACGTAGTGCCAGATGTAGTACGCGTACAGCAGGAGGCCGTACGCACAGAGTGGTGTGGCCAGCAACGCGACCACGATGGCAGCTAGCGCACGCTTCACGACAGCTGGGTCAGAGCGATGAACTCGTCTCGGGCGGATGCTTCGTTCAAGAACACACCGCGTACCGCTGACGTAACGGTTTCCGCGTGCGGTTCTTGGACTCCGCGCAAGGTCATGCATCCGTGAGCAGCCTTGACGACGACCATGACCCCCTTGGGCTGAAGGTACGTTTCGAGGGCGTCCGCGATCTGGTCCGTGACCGACTCTTGTACGCCGAACTGGCGTGCGAAGTGGTGAGTCACCCTCGCCAGCTTTGACAACCCGCAAACCGCACCATCCGGCAGGTAGCCAACCCACGCCCTACCCACGACGGGCAGTAGGTGGTGGGCACACATGGACACGTAGCTGATCGGACCGACCTGAACCAGGCTGGTGTGCTGATCGCTGAAGGCGACCTCCAACAGCTTGCCGGCCTCCTCCATCGAGCCGTTCTTGTGGAACGACTCCAGCACCTGTGCAGCCCGCGCCGGCGTCCGCTTGAAGTGCTGGTCGTTCCGGTCGTACCCGAGCAGGTCGAGGATCTGACCGAGGTGGTGCTCCAGCAGCTCTCGCGTAGTGGGCGGAGCCTGGTTGGTGTCCTCCGCGTACCCCCGAGTCACGTCGAGACCGTTGTCCGACATGTGACGTCGACCCATCCCCGCGATCGTGTTCGCGAGTTCCGCGTAACCGTCTGTGGCCACTCACTTGCCCCTTTCATCACCGTACAGCAACGCGTGCTGACGGAGCGGAACTTGCTCACTTGTCCTCTTCGGCACCAAACAGGAGGACGTGGTCGCGCAGCGTCATGTTGAACCGCCGGTCGAGGATGGGGCGTTCGAGCTTGCGGACGGTGTCGAGCAGCTTCGGGCCGTTCTCGCCCTCAGGCATGATCCACACGTTGTGCGGGTCGATCTGGATGGCGGAGACGATGTCGTCGACCTCCTGGAGGTCCGCTTCCGTCTGCACCACGAACTTGAAGTCCGCACCGAGCTCGCGGAACTCCGTCAGCACACCGGGCACGTACCGCTCCTCGAGCGCGTTGCCGCTGTGGCTGAGCTTGGGACTCACGTTCCACTGGATGCCACCAACGAGACCCGGGATGGCTCGCGGTGACCGTGTACCGGACGTCTCGAACGAGAGCGACCAGTCTCGTCGGTCGTTGTCGAACGCCGTGACCAGTTCCTCCATCGCATCGATCTGGAGCAACGGCTCCCCACCGCTGATGATCACCAGGCCGCCACGCGGCATCATCTCACCGAGCTCGTCCACGGCACCCTGAACGTGAACCCGCCGCATCTCCTTCTCGGGGTCGTACGGCTTCTCCACCGTCGCGTGCAGCTTCACCTGTCGCTCCGTGAACACCCACGTGAACGGCGTGTCACACCACGAACAGTGGAGGTGACACCCGCCTGTGCGAATGAACCCAGCGTACTGCCCGCGCTGGCGACCCTCCCCCTGCCAGATCGGACCGTAGATCCGCGTCACCAACAAATCCCGATTCGTCACTACCTGTCTCCTTGCCGGGCCGGAACCCACTCGTCGAACCATGTGTCATTCGGGTACGTCTTCACGAGTCTCGGTTCACTACTCACCTCCGTCCTGTCGGATCCATCCGGAGTCCCAGTCTGCGCCGTTGACGTTGGTCTCACCAACTTCCACTCGGACGCGAAGTGCCCACGCGAAGTTCGCCACCGCCCACTCGCCGATCCACCGCGAGACGTTCTCGATGGAGGCGTCACCATCCCGGATGATGAGACCCGGAAAGAGTGCGTCGAGTGCTCCGTAGTCGTAGTCGACACCGTCCTCGGTCTCGATCTCGAACCGCTTGACGATGGGGTCCTGTTCGCACAGGTGGAAGTGGTGGTCCCACACCGTGTCGATGTACTCCCGGAACAGCTTCTTGACCGCACCGAAGTCCTGTCCGGCCAGGATTCCGTCCGCATCCACCTCACCGTACAGGTACATCGTGATCTGCAGCGAGTGACCGTGGATCCGGAGGCACTTCCCGGAGATGCCGGAGGAGAGGCGGTGAGCGATCTCCGCGTTGTGTTGGACGCGGAGTCGCTGCACCTCCCCCATCAGACGACCTCGGTGATCGGCTCGAACAGGTCGTCCACCAGCCCGCGGGCACGCAGGTCCGCCTTGATCAGGTTCCGAACGTAGTCGGACATCGATCGGTCGGCCTGGGTCGCGGCGGTGTTGATGACGGGCTTGTACTTGCTCTCGAAGGCGATCAGGAAGGACCAGTCCTTGGTCTCGTCCAGCTTCGGGCGGCCAGCACCGGTGGGGTTGGTCATCGGCGTCGTCCCTTTCTCTGAAGAAACGCGATCGCGTGTGCGAGTGCGTCTGCGGCGTGTCTGTCTTCGTTCTTCGGTAGGAGCTGCTTCGCCTTCGGCAGTCCTATCATGCGGTTCTGTGGTTGTACCCATAGCACAGGGATGTGGAGGTTGACGCACGACCAGTACAGGAACCCACACATCTTGAGGGTATGAGCACCGTCCTTCGTGATCGACCCTCCGGTGTTGAAGTCCTCGATCAGGACTGTACAATCGAGACCCATCACCTGTGCATCTCGGTGCCACCGCTTGATCGCGTCAAGTGCAGCTAATGGGTGCGTAACTTGACCCGGCTCGATGACCCACTCGGGTGCATCGGTACGGACCCGAGCAAGACCGAACGTCCCACCCGGGTCCACACCGATGACCACTTCGGGCTTAGCTCCAGCTGACGTCGTCATCCGCGTCGCCGTTGATGCCGGACGTTGCCGCCTCGGGGGAGACGATCTCCTCGACGTTGTTGTACGTCGTGCCACCGTCCTCGGTGTTGACCACCTTGACGTAGCACTCCGTGCCGATCAGCTCGGACGGATCGAAGTCCATCTCGCCGTCCGGAACCTCGACTCCCAGACGGACCAGGTCGGTCTTCATCCTCCACAGCGCCTTCGGCGACAGCGACCAGTTCTGGGAGCACCAGGTCTTCTTCTCGCCGACCTCGTACGTGACCCGCAGGTACTTGTACCCGGACGGTCCGGCAGGCTTCAGCTCGATCTTCGTGAGCACCGCCGGGTAGATGCCGGGCTCGATGACCTCGAAGTCACCTCCACCGGCACTCGAACCGGTGAAGTCGATGTTGATTGCAGGCATGTCGTTCCTCTCAGAGCGCCTTCGCAGCTTCCAGCTGCTCCGGGGTGATGTCGGTCTCAGACAGCTCGAGGCTCGTGTCGACGCCGTTGTCCGTCCACGTGACCTCGAGCTTCGGTGAAGACGTCGGACCGAAGACGTACAGCACCTTCGCTTCCCGGTTGTCCGACGTACGGTGGATCAGGATGGTCTCCATCAGCCCTTCACCTCGGGTACTTCGGCGTGGGCGGCGGGTAGGGGTTCGTGGGATCCTGCGGTTGCGGCCTGGGGATCGGACCGGGCACTACTCCTCCACTCCTTCGTTCTCAGCACCGCAGTCGCGGCACTCAGGGTCTGTACCATCGCCACCGAAGTCGTGCTCGAGGCAGTCGGACTCTCCGTCGTCCTCCTCACATCCCAAACACGGTGAGATGTCGCTCTGTTCGCCACAGTCCTCACACACGTCGTCCGGATCGGGGTACTCCGTCGAGTCCTGAACGTAGTCGAGTCCACTCTCGTCGTAGTTCACCCCTTCACCTGTGCCTTCGCGGCACGAAGCAGCACGTCCATGGTCGGGTCAACGATCTCCGTCGGGAGCCGACCCGGACCCGTCATCGGCTGGTGGTGCTTGGCGACGATCTTGTTGGTGCTGTGCAGCAGCAACCGACGCTTCGTCTCCTTCGCGGACCTCGACGTCTCCAGGAAGCCGATCGTGTCGATTCGCTGGTACACCGCCGTCAGCAGCCCCGGCGTGAGTGCCATCCGAACGCTGAGGATGCCAGCCTCGTCTCGCTCCTCCTTTGCGTGGACGTTGAACACGACGTTGATGCCCTTCTGTCGGGCCTCCGCACACCACGTCGACACGAACTCGGACACCAGCTGGTTCGCCTTACCGTACTCCGGCTGGCTGGGCGTGTCCGGCGTGGGTGACGCCTTCATCACCTTCCTGAGCGCCATCTCCTGCTGCGCAGTGAGCGTGTCGAACGAGAGCGTCTTGAACGGGTGCGTCTTCCGCCGCAGGTACTCAGACAGCTTGATCAGCGCGTCGTAGTCCTTGATCGGCGCGATCTGCACGTCCCTGCGATCCGAGAGTGACCGGGCGGCGGTGCCATCCAGATCTACGACCAGGACGTCAGCACCCAGGTCACTCTCCTGTGCACTCGCCGCGAACGTGGTCTTGCCGGAGCCGGGGTAGCCGAACACCGCGATGTTCACACCCTGCATGTCCGCCACGTCCGAGGCAGGCAACCACGGAACGGAGGGCGCTCCGGTGGGTTGGACCACGGATTGGGTCAAGTTCCACTCCTTCCACACAACTTGTGCCTACCTATCAATTTTATGATAGGTCGACCGAAAAATCAAGTATGAGTTTTGCCGGGGTGGCGCAACTCTCACTCGCTAATTCGTCGTATACGTCCGGATCGATCTGAGCGGTTGTACTTGTGCTCGTTCACTACGATCTCGACGTATTTCGTTGGTTAGCCGGGTGTAGCCCGTGTTGCTCAGTCAGTTGCAGACTGAGCAATCCAGTTCCGCAGGTCATCGAGGGAGGACACGTCCGCTGGCGTGACCGTCGCCTTCAGCTTCGACTGCGTGCCGTACGTCCCGATGGTGTACCCGGTCTCGATGGCGTACCGCAGGTTGTCGCCGCGGGACTGGATCTCGCAGAGGTCCCGAACGTTGCAGTCCCAGCAACCCTCCCATCGGCGGTTGAACGTGATGGCCGGTTCACTCGCCATCTCGTTGAGGACGGCGAGGACGTTTGACCACCAGTCGTCCTTGACGGCCTTCGGGATGTTGATGGTGTGCCGAGTGAAGAACGGGTGGTCCTCCTGCTCACGCAAACGCAGCCACGCAAGATGCTGTTCGTACCGTGAGCTCTTCGGATCCTCACCGTTCGCGATGACGGCACGCTCGAACGTCTTCGCCGTCGTGACGCAGTCCTTGGCGACGGACAGTGTTCCGTCCTTGAGTACCCGTGGCTGAGATGGCACCTTCTTGTTGAGCCCGTTGTAGACGAAGAACGACACCTCCTGCCGGATCAGCAGTTCGAGGCAAGCCGTGTACCCGACGAACTGGTCGTTCAGCTGCAGATCCCGCACGTCCGCACGCTGGGAGTACGTCTTGTGGTCGATGCCGCCGATGGTGTCGTACCGCGGATCGAACAGCACGCCGTCGATCGTACCGATCAGGTAGACGATGTCGTACTCGCCCATCTGCCCCATCGGGATCCGGAACGTCATCTCGGAGCACAACGCCTTGTATGGCGCGTACGTGTCCGACATCCCGTAGTGCTCGAAGTACGCGCGGGTCACGTCGTTGCACAGGGATGCGGACTCGTCGAAGCTGGTCCACTCGTTGGAACTCATCGGCGCGCCGACCTTGCGGAGGTACTCCGACGCCATCTCCTCTCTCATCCGGGAGACGTACGCGTCGAGTGCCTTCTTCGGGCTCTGTCCGCGAATCTGCATCTCCAGTGCCTTGTGGATCGCTGAACCCATCCACAACGCAGTCGCCGGCACACCACGCTTGACCAGTGACTGCCGGTTCGCGGACTGGTAGTCCCATGCCCGCCTACACCGTAGGTACTCCTGCATCTCCGTGATCGACACGGACAGGACCTTCTGCTCACTCAGCACGCTTCACCTCGATCCGGTCCAGCTTCCCGGGAACGTGAATCCCCATCTCGGACCGACCGTACAGTGCCCAGTGGAACTCGAACGCTCTGGCAGGACCCTTCCAGTACGTGATGACCTCCACCACGGTGTCCGGTTCCAGATCGAGTCCCGTCGCGTCGTACCAAGGCTTTCGCTCACTCAATGGTGTCCTCCGGATGATTGTCGAACCACTTCGTGTGTCGTTCGTACTCCCCCATCGACATCAGCTCGGAGACGAGGTGATGCCAGCAGTACTTGCCGGACTTCGACCAGCTCGACGGGAGGGCCTTGAACCGGTAGTGACCCTGCTTCTTGCAGCGGTACCGCTCCTTGCGGACGGGGTCGTACAACGCCTTGAACGACATCGGGGTGTACGCCTCACACCGGTCAAGTCCCCGTTTGACCTCCGTGACCCACGGCAGGCGGAGTGCCTGTCGAACGAACCTCGATCGCCTCAGTCCCATGTCGCCTCCTCCCACGGTTCTCCTCCGTCGTTCAGTGGTATCATTCGGAACCGCGGCTTCAGTTGGAACTGACCGTTCAACATCGCAGTCTGCTGTCTCGGCGTCAGTCTCTCGAACGCCTCGTCAACCTCTCGGTCGAACATGTCGCACGCCATCTCACCGTGCGGGAGCATGAACTCCTTCGTCGTCTCGTCGGCGGCGACATGACCGAAGGCCAGACACAGCAGCTCGATGTCCCGTTCCTGCTGGAACGCCGGGCTGAAGTCGATGATCACGGTTCGCCTCCCCAGCCATACTCACGGATGGAGTCGGCGATCGTTCGCTCCTCCTCCGGTTCGGGCTCGCCCACCACCTGTGCCATCACGACACCGGTCGACAGCTTGATGTCACCCTCCGGCAGGTGAGCGATGAACGCCCATCCGTGCTCCGTCTCGCCGTTCGGCAGGGTCACCTTCACCTTGCCCATGATCTGCCACACTCCCTCGACCGGAACGTGGACCTCCATGATCTGCGCACCGGGGTGCATCACGACCGGTGCCTCGACGTTCAGGGTTCCCTCGAACCCGTCCGCACTCACCAAACCCACACCCTTCCACATCTGCGGCACTGGTACCGCTTTCGGTAGTCGATGATCTCCTCGTAGATGAACGAGAACCCCTTTCGGTGATCGTGGTGGAAGCACCGCTTGGCCTCACTGCGAACCCGTAGCCAACCGCGAATGGCGTCTGCTAGGGCTGAACCCCTCACCTGTGCACTTCCTCTCTTGACGTGATCTCGAACCGCTTCGTCACCCACATGCCGAAGCCGTCAACCGTCATGATGTACACATCTCCACCACGGTTGACACGGTACACATCGAGGATGACGCCTGCGACGGTGTCGTATCCGTTCGACATCACGCACCACTTCCCGATGAACCATCGGTACGACTGTCGCACAGGTGGGAGTGTCACGCGACTCTGAACCCGGAGACCCAGTCAGTGCGGAACGTGAACGGTGCAGGTGGACTGCCGCAGTCCGACACCATGATGGTGCGGAAGATGACTCCGGAGTTCTCGTCGCGTTCGTCCTCGTCGTACAGCCACGCCTTGAACGAGTCGATGCAGTCCTGTGGGTTGAACCCCTCCCACTCGACCATTACGTCACCCTCAGGCGCGATGCTGATGATGATGTTGTACCTCTTCGTCCCCTCCGGTCGCATGATCGTGGTGTCCACGTCCCACTTGGGTCGTCGTGCGGTCTCGAACCACTTCAACAAGCTCACGGTAACACCCCCACCGGTTCTCTGGATGGGCAACACCCCTGCATCGTGCAGTGGCACTGTTGGTCACAACGCCACTGGTGACTGAGTCGGCGAATCTCGTGCCGACAGTTCACGCAGGCATAGGGGTGCTTCTGACCCTCCGCGTAGTGCGACGCAACCGGGTCAGCGGGTTCGTTCCGCTGCATACCTGCGAACGTAAACGGGCGCTCCGTACGAATCGACGATGCCGGAATGACGATGGAGTCCGATACGCGAGGGTATCCGTTCAGGTCGGTGCAGCACTCGCAACCGAGAGTGTCGCACCATTGGCCGAGGTGGACGTAGTGACGGCAGTGTGCGCACTTCACCCTAACGCCCGACTTGGACGTCGACATTGTACCTCCTCGACTGGAGTCGCGGTACGACCGGCTCGACCCACTGGCCTTCTGCTTTCGCCTTGAACTCCCGTAACAGCTGCTGGTACGTGACGAACGGCGTCATGTAGATGGCCAGCATCTTCGCGATGCCCTGACACTCCCCGCGCAGCAGCAGAATCTCGTGCGTCTCCGTTGCGGCGAGGCAACGCTTCATCGTGTCGAGCAGTGCCGCCTCGGTTCTCTCCCGGATCGACGGACCCGGCGGAACGGTGAACTCATTGCGCTTCGACTCGGGCACCTTCCGCCTCCTCTTCGGGCTCCGGGAAACCGTGCTGGTCCGTGAACCGACGATACAGACTGTTGACGTACCGGTTGTAATCGACGAGAGACGGGTGACCACCCCACAGTGCACGGAGCGATCGGGTGTAGTTCAGGACCCGGATCAGGTCCCATACGCTGTTGAGCGGCCACTGCTTGAGCACCTTCAGCTTCTGGTCGGTCTTCATCCCGACCATCGCCTTGCGGTACCGCTGCCACGCCTCCCAGCCCGGTGCGTGGTAGACGGCGTAATCGAGGAGCGAGACCCATCTCCGGTTACCTCGCTGCCAGTTGCAGCCCGCTTCCCGATGCGGATCATCCACCGACAAGGTTCAGCCCTCCAGCTCTCGTCCACACGCCCAAGGAGTACCAGTGGTGCCGTACACGTGGGATGACGTGCACCTCCATCCGGTCGATCACGCCGCTGACCAGACGAACCAACCCCGTTCCGTCCGGCGGCCACCGGTACGTCTTCTCGTTGCCCGGCTTCGGACCGAAGAGCGTGTCCAGGAGAGACCACTCTCGTAACCGCTTCCTGTGCCTTCCCACGGTCAACACCTTCTCCGTCACATTTTGCCTACGTATTAATTATACGTTGGCTACCAACGAATTACAAGGGGTATTCCCTGTGAATTTCTCGGATCAGTTCACGTGAGATGTCCACGCCGTTGATGTCCGCCCACCGCTTCCCGATGAGACGGTCCTGGATGGTGTCGATGGTCTTGTCGGCGAGGATCTTGGTGACGAGCACCTTCTGCTTCTGCCCACGGCGCTTCTGTCGTGCGATGGCCTGGTAGTTGTCACCGGGCAGGTCACTCGCCTCGAGGAAGATGCAACGGCGTCCCGCCTGGAGGTTCGCTCCCTCCTTCAGCTTGCTGATCGTGGCGACGATGACCGCATCCGGGTTCTCGTTGTAGGCGATGAACGCCTCGTCAACCTTCGATGGAGCTGTTCCACCGTGCACCACGTAGACGTGCTTCCGCTGCTTGCGGATCGCCTCCGCCGCGTACTCCGCACTGTCTCGGAACCAGCACCAGACGACACAACGCTCGTTGCCGGAGTCCTCCAGCTTCCCGAGCATCGCCTCGATCTTGGGCTTGGACGCCGTGGGTGGGAGCGTTGCCATCTGCCGCAGCTTCGTGACGAGGGCACCGCCGGAGTCGAAGTCGAGTGGTGACGCCATGTCCGGATGATCCAGCACGTACGTCTTGCGCGCCTCACGCATTGCCTTGAGCACAGAGGGTGGCATGTCGACCTTGATCGTGGTGGTGATGTGTTCGAGGTCCGCAAGCTCTGGGATGGTCGACGCCATACGCCGGATGGAGTACCGAGACATCAGCTCGGCGAACTCGCGCGGGTTGATCAGCCTACCGATCACCCGGTCCCACGGCGTGACCTCGACGTGGCAGTGTCGCTCAACGAACGACCAGTAGCTGCGGAACATCTGACGGTCGATGCGGTGCAGGAACGGCCAGAGGTCTCCCCCGTCTCGAACGAGCGGTGTGCCCGTCAGGTCCCAGAACGGAGTGTTGCGGTTCTTGCTCTCGACGTTCTGGGTCTTGAACACAGCCTTGGTCCACTGCGAGTTGCGACCACGCATGCGGTGTGCCTCGTCGAAGACGTACCGACCCCACTTGCGCTTCGTTAGCACAGGGTAGGAGTGCCACGCGTTGTACGTCGACAGGATGAAGTCCGCGTTGGACTCGTACACGGCTTGTCGACGAGGGCGTTCACCGTCAGCTACCGCCACCTGCGCATTCGGCTGCCAGGCAAGGATCTCGCGACGCCAGTTACCCAACAGGTACGCGGGAGCTGTGACCAAACATGGAAACTGGGCAGACCGCACAGTAGCCTCGACCGCTACCGCCGTCTTGCCCAGACCCATCTCGTCAAACAGCCCGTACCTCTCTTTGGCCAGCAGGCGTTCCATCGCCTTGACCTGGTACGGTGAGAGCTCCACTACCCCTCCAGCATCTCAGCCAGCTCCGCTTGGATGATGGCCATCGCCCGTCTCACATCCGGATGGGTGCCACTCACACGCATCCGGAGACCCTTCCCGTACTCTTTGATCTGCTCCAGCTTGGCCTCCAGCTCTCGGCGCTTGCACCGATCGCACTCCGGCCCACAGGGAGTCTCCATCAGATGGACTCCTCCACGTGCAGCTCGAGAACCTTCTGCACTCTCTCGAGGGCGGTGTTCAGGGAGTTCGTCTGTGTCTTGTAGTTGAGCACCTCCAGCGCCGTTCTCTCCGTCGGTGCCGAGATGCGGACACCGCGGTCGATCTTCTCCGGCTGGGGTCCGGTCACCTCTTCGATGTAGACCCGAACGTTGTAGTGACGTTGGACCATGATCAGCTCCTTGGGCAGGTGTACAGCGCGGTGCTCCAGCACACATCGGATACCGGCGGGTTGTACTCGATCGCTGCCGCCGTTCCCCACACCAGTAACGCTGCGGTCACGATGCCAACGGCGACCCTCACACTCCTCACGTCTGACTCACCTCCCTCGCTCCGTCGATGTCCTGGATCCACCTCACGCACACGGCGGCGACCTGCACCAGCTCCGCTCTGAGCAGCTTCGGGTCCTTCTCCGCGAACGCCTCGAGCACCTCCTCCTCGAGGACGTGCTGCCACGTCAAACTGCCGGCCTTGCCGTACGCGTCGTTCAAGATCTTCTGGGTGTTGGCCTTGTTCCGCCAGAGACCCTTACCGGTGCCATCGCACAGGTGCTGGTCCGGGAACTTCAACTCCTGTTCGATCCTCTCCTGTCGGATGTCACGGTCGATGTTGTCCATCCCGTACATCGCACCCGCCAACTTGACGACGTCGGTCATCCCTCTACCACCCTCCGGATCCCCTCACGGACCTCCGAGATCCGCTGAGAGACGCTCTGGTACCCGGCAACGAGTACAACCTGACGGACGAGCTCGTCGACGTCCTTGAGCAGCTCATCGGCCAGCTTGATGACGTCGGTCAGTTCGGTGACGTGGTCGTTGAGCTCCTCGTTGGTGTCCTCGATCGCCTCGACGTCGTCAGCGAGGTCGTCCAGCTCCGGCAGAGCGTCGACGATGTCCTCCGCCTCCCTGGCATCGACCATCCACGTCGCCAGTCGGTTGTACAAGTCTCCCATCAGTCGTCCACCTTCTCGACCTCGACACTGTCGACGTCGATCTCGTTGGCCTCCGCGTCCTCCAGGTACCCGATCTCGGAGATCTCCGAGGCCGCCGCTCGAGCGCCCTCCTCACTGACGTAGTCCGACAGGTCGACGATCAGCCTGTAGTGTGCCATCTCGCTCCAATCAGTTTGGGTTCGTACCCCACCCCTGTGCGAACGATTCCCTTCACCTCAGCCAAGAGGGGTTAGCCAAGGTCTGCCAGGTTAACGGGTACGTCGGACTTTACGCAGCTCCCTCTCCGACAAGGGACGAGAACGCTTACACCGTTCTCGTACGCTAGGGCACACTTCCGTGTGTCGTACCCTAGTGTGGTGACCGGACTCGAACCGGTTGACGATCCTAGCGTGGGCTTCCCCTCCCACTCTCGCACCACTCCACTCGCCGCGCGCTGAGTCTCGGGAGCACCTTCCGGGTGCATCTCAGCGGCTGCGGGTCATTCCGCCGATCGAGGCCACGGACGTGGTATGAGCGCCTGCTCTCGCGACGACCACACCAAGTCCGTTCGGCCGCGACCTCTTCAGGCCTCGGCGGCGACCGTCTCGACCTTCTTCTCCGGTGCCGGCGCGACGTAGGTCGGGATCTCGTCGACCAGCTCGACCGTGGTGCCGCGCACCGTCATCTCCTTGACCTGGTCGCCGGTACGCGGACGTCCCTTGACGTAGTGCGTCACGCGCACCTTGAGGTAGGTGACGGCGGCCTTCTCCACGGTCCCGAGCACCTCGCCGTAGTTGCCCTTGATGTCGCCCTTGACGAAGACGACCTTGTGCCCCTTGGGGAACCGCTCGTGCAGCGGCGCCTCGACGGCCTTCTGCTCCAGCTTGTGGTCCGGCGTCGCCTCCGCCTCACCCTCGGCCGGCTGGGTGGCCTCGACCGCCGCCGTCGGCTGCACCTCGGAGACCTCCGCCGGCGTGACCGTCTCGGCCTGCTCGGACTCGGCGTCCCAGTTGAACTCCTGCTCCTGCTCGTCACTCATGCCGTGCTCCTTCTCGTGAACGTCCAGTACGGTGTGGATCGCACAGGTGTGGCAGTATCTTGCTCCAACACGCACCCACGCCCTGTCGACTGTCGGGGAGAGGGAAGGGTCCTGCCGGACGGCTTCTTCGAGTGCCCAGAGCGTGTCCGCAGGTCTGAACTCCCGGCCACAACCGTTAGCTTCGCAACGGACCGACACAGCACTCTCCTTCCCTCTCTATGTCAAGTATAATGTGTGTTCCCATCGAAATCAAGCGGGAAACACATGGTTTTACGACGATTTACGGACGGTTCGTACTTGCGCAACGTATATGTCACAGTTCGTACGAACCATCCGTAAATCGGGTTAGAGCGTGTTGATGATGGCCACAACGACGTGACAGCTGATGTACAGGGTGGAGAACAGCAGGAAGCCGAAGATCCAGCACCCGCTCTTCTTCTTGGCCGGCTTCGAACCGCGTCGGCTCTTCCACGTCGGCTGTTGCCGGTTGTACGCACCACGCATGAACCGGTCGTCCCCTCGGCCCAGGTCGTGATCCGCCACTACACGACCCCCAGTGCGACGTTGAGGAACGCGAACGTCCAGGCACCGATCTCCAGCAGCTGCGTCTTGCAGCTCCGACCCATCGGGTTACGCACTTCCTGCATCGCCACCACGTCACGCACAGCCGCGTGGTTGTCCATCTCGTACTTGGACAGCCCCGCCGGATCGTGCGTCTCCCAGTACTCCGATTCGGTCATGGTCACACCTTCCCCATCAGTTGTACCCCAGTTGGATTCCACCGTCGAAGTGCTGACCCTGAATCGCGCTGCCGGTCACCGGACCGCTGATCGTGTTGGTCGCACCACCGGACTTCCGCTTGCCTACTCGCGGGTCGACGTACTCCTTCGTTGACAGGACGCAGTAGTCCAACGGACCCTGCTCGCGCTCGCACAGGTCGATGAAGTCAAGCATCTCGTCCCGAGATGAGAACTCGACGATCAACTTCCGGTTCTCATGCTCCACTGTCGTGCCTCCCAGCCATCCGGAAGCCCCACACGAGCAGGGCACCACCCACCACGAACCCGATCCACCACACGTCAGGCCTCCTTGCGCTTCGGGACGAACGGCCACAGCAGGATGACGGTCGCGACCAGGATCGCGACGCCCAGCTGCACGATCGTCGGCATGTCGTGCCTCGGCTCTTCCGTCGTGTCGTACTCGTTGTCGCCCCAGTAGCCGAAGTCGGCGTAGTCACCGTCGTCCCGGGAGCGGTCGTCGTTCACTTTCGGTCTCCTCAACAGTAGGTAGTTCACCGTCGGGTGGACGGCGGTCAACATGACCACGATCAGCACCACCGCCCACCCGGCGTCAGTCATCGCCCACAGCTCTCGTTGACCCACCGCTGGTAGGCCTTCGGCGTCCGGGGCTTGGGCACGAACCAGTGGGTGGCCACGTTGACCGTTTCCATCACCATCTTGTGGCCGTGCAGCGTGCGGGTGTCGCACCTGGAACCGTCGTCCTGGTGGACCACGATCGCCGCGTAGGCCTTCGAACCCTTCGGCAACTCCTTCGCCCAGAAGAAGACGCCTCGGCGGTGGTAGCACTTCACTCGGTGCGACATGGTTCCTCCTCGTTGGGTATGCCGCCAAAAGGCCGACCCGTAGGCCGGCCGATTGGTTGTGGTCCGTCAGTCCTCCGTCTCCGTCTCCATGTCCTTCCACAACTCATCCCAGCACGCGGGGTGCGTCCCGGTCAGGATCTGCTCTCGAACGTCGGCCGACACGCTCGGCATCGCCGTCTGGATGTACGGTCCGCGGCCGTGGTCCCACCTGGCGAACTCCTCCGCCGGAACCTGCACCTCTCCTCCTTGCCCGCACATGGTGCACGTGTCCGTGGTCACCGTCACCATCTTGACGTTCGTCATCTCCCGCTCCTCAGTCGCAGTTGCACGAACCGGACGTGCTCTTCTTGGTCCAGCAGGTCTCGCAGGTCTCGTGCTGGAGGTACAGCTTCGCGTAGTCGACGCCCTCGACGACGTCCTCCGCGCTGACTCCGTCCGACTTCCACACCTTCCTCTTCGGCAGGTCGTTCCCCAGCTGGGCCAACCTCACGGCGTTCAGCGCACCACCGTCCGGCAGCTCCGCGAACGTGAAGACACCCTTGAAGTCGATCGTGATGCCGGCCATCTGGACCTCCGTGATGAGAGCGTGTTGGTTGCTCACTACTTATAGTATATGATGGCTACCACGGTCTTGATAAGGGGTTCCACCAAAGTTTCCCCAGAACTTTTACGGGTTCCAGATCGTCACCGGAAAGGTGTCCTCCACGACGTGACCGTCGGTTCGCACCCAGACCTCGTCGCCGTGAGTGGCGGTACGCCGATTGGCGAGGTAGTGCACGAAGATGTTGCCGGAAGCCCACCACTGCACTCGCCACAGCCGAATGCCCTCGGTGATCTCGACGATCTGGACGTCCAGCGAGGACTCAATCTCCTTGATGATCACCGGATCGTTCACTCGACGACTCCGTTCCGCCGCTTGGCCACCGTCCGGGCGGATGTCTCCCAACCCGTTGCGGAGTACGCGTACTCGGTCCGTACCCCCGTCAGGTACATGAGCCACTCCGACGACTGCACCAGCCGCCACAACTTCGACGGGTTGTGCTCCGTCTGGGGCTCGACGACGATCCACTCCTCCTGTGCGATCGGTGTCACCGTTGCGACACCCTCAGCGGTGATCGGCATGTCGTTCAGCCACAACATGCTAGTGGTGTCGTCGTCCTCGATCATCACCACGAACGCTCGCATCTCGCACTCCTTCGGCTGGTCTTGGTTGCACGCTACTTATAGTATATGTGACATCCCCCGTTCTTGATAAGGGGTTTCACCGAACTCTTTGTCACCGATTTACGGTCGGTCGATATGGCACGTTGTAAAGGTGTTGACGTCAGACCGATCCAACCGTATACGACGAATTAGCGGTTGAGAGATGTGTACGTCATCTGCCGAGTCCGTGACTGAGTGCCCGAACTTCCCCTTCGGTCAGCATCCGGATCTCTCCCGGGCTGCCGTCTGCAGGGAACCACGAGTCGTTCCGCAACGCTCTCGCGATCTCGTCCGACAGGTCTGTACCGTCGTCACCCACTACCTGCACGATGTAGTACGTCATCAACTCCTCCAAGGGTGGGTGTCCGCGTTCATCCGTTCTGCCTCTGTCTGCGTTACCTCACGGACACCGGTGACGGCCATCTCCTGATGCAGCGTGTCCAACACCTTCCGATCATCAATCGGGAACCTGCCCGTTGACTCGACCTCGACAAGGAAATACCGACGCATGTCACATTCCCTTCACGTTGATGGAACCGTATGTCACCTTCCGGCCACGGCACATCCACTGGTCCCACTTCCGCAACTCCAGACCTGGGATCAGTGCTTCCCCGGCGAGTTCCTTGCTGCGGTTGCAGAACGTCCACTTGTTGACCGGCATGGTACCACTCTCCGCTGTCCAAGCCTGGTACGACGTGTAGAACGACGACAGCGGAATCTTGCGGAGCTCCTCCTCCGGTGCCAGTTCCTTGGTGCACTCCAGCCAGTACCCGTAGACCGTGTCGCTTCGCTGCCGGAAGTCGTTCTTGGCTGTCTTCAACGACCCCTCGGTACCGAACTTGCCGGTCTGGACAAGTTGTTGCCAACCCGCCACGCACCGCTTCAACCACGCGGACCGGTTCTGCACAGGGGAGAGGAGTGCCAGGTGCGCGTTCAGCTTCATGCGCGGGTTGTCGGGTGTGAACTTGAGGTGGTCACTCCTGACGGGTACAACAATCCATCGGTCGTAGAACGCCTCGTCTGTCACGCCAACTCGTGGGACGTCGTTCATGGCGAAGGCCAGCTTGCAGAACAGCACACCCTCACCACCCTTCTCGAACTTCTGCTCGATGGTGATGGTGTCGCCCGATGCGATCTTCTTGAGCAGGTTGATCTTGCGTACGGGCTTCTCGTACGCAGCGTCTCCATCGATGTTCAGCAGCTTGCCGACCAACCCAGCGGTGGTGAACTGGTTCCCACTACCGGTCAGGTCATCGAGCGAGACTGCTGAGCAGTTCTGCGGTCCCAGAAAGAACTCCATCGCCTTCAGCAACGTCGACTTGCCGGTGCGTCGTGCACCAACCAGCGCCAGGATGGCACGGTACGGCAACGGGATGTCGGTCATCAGACAGTACCCACAGAACCGCCACCAGGTGTCGATGGCATCCGCCGGTAGGATCTCCGCAACGAACTCGTCGACAGCCTTCGTGTCTACGTCCGGGTCCCACCGTGCGTTGATCTGGAACAGCGTCCGGTACGCTGGTGTGTGGACTGTCAGCTCACCCGTTGTCAGGTCCAACATCCCGTTCTGGACGTTCACCATCCCTGTCGGTGGCAACATGTCGAACTGCACATGGGGTGTCAGGTACTTGCGTACAGCCTCCGGGGCCTCCGGCTTCCACTTGTCACGCATCATGGCCTGGATGGCCAAGTCGATGAAGTGGTCCGCACGGGCGTAGTACCCTTGCTCCGTGTCGTAGTGGTACCAGTTGCCCAGGTGCTTCAGCAGATGGTGGTCTGCCAACAACTTGCGTCCCATTTCCGGGACGTTGGTTAGCGGTTCCTCCGAGAAGACCGACACCGCCTGTGCGGTCGTCTGGATCACGTACGAGTCCCGGTACCCACTCGCTCGGAACTTGCTTCCCGAGAACCACGTCGGGTGAGTCAGCACGGTGTAGATGGCATCCGGACCCAGCTTCATGCGCAGAAGCTCGTTGGCGATGTAGAAGTCGTTCTGGCTGCGGTCGACCCGGCCACCGTGCTTCAGTGCAGCACCCGCCTCCTTGGCGGAGTCCTCAGTGTAGATGCGTGCCCACAGCTTGGGGTGTTCCGCTTGCAGCTGACCCTCAAAGCCCAGTGGCAACGGTCCGGGCTGCAGGTCTGCCAGGATGTCCCCACGTTCCAGCGGGGTCAGCTCCGCTTCACCAAACTCGTCCAAACTGTGCGTGCGCGTCGTGTAGCGGACTCCAGCAGCCCACTGTGCACCCGGCTTGGTATTCTTCGTTCCAGGTAGGCGCAGGATCCGTGCAACATCGAAGCAGTCGTCACCATCCAGCTGCAAGGCCAGCCACTTATTGACACGCTTGACCCGCTGCCAGTCGGTCGTCCACGGCACCTTCCAGAACGCGTAGAAGCCCCGACCACTGAACTCAATGGCCGACACCGCTGGTGTGAACCGCTGCAACTTGTCAATCGTCGTACGCTGCCAGTCCGACAGGTCTGTCACGTCTTCCGGTGGATCGATGTCCACGTGACACAGTTGGGTGCCGTACGTGTCCGTCTCCGCACCTCGGGCGTGTTCCTTCAACGTCGTGGTCGAGGCAATCACGCTTACCCGTGACCAGGTGTCTACCTCCGCACCAGCGTACGTCTCCGCAATGCGACTCAGGTCTCGCAGCAGGAACGTCTTCGTGGTGAACCTGTTCTGTGCGTACTGATGCACAGTGATGACGGAGTCCTCCGGGCTTCCGTCATACCTGAAGCGCAGGCTTCGCTCCAGCTCGTCTTGTCTGTTGGTCACACGTGCTCCTGCGGTTGTGCATTCCGCCACTCGGTCAGGAACTGTTCCCTCGTGGGCTCGTGGTCGGTTCGTTCGTACACCGAGAGTCTTGTGCTCACCTCTTCCGGGTCCATCTCGAAGAGTGGTTGCGTCGAGAACAGCTCCGCTTCCCCGAGAGCGTACAGTTCATCCAGGTACTTCCGTGCCTGCTGGAGACACGTTAGCCACCGGGACTCCTTTGGGTACAACACGACACTGTGTCGGTACAACTCCCTGAGTTCGGTCCGCTCTCGCTGGAGCAACCGTGCAACGGCTCGGTGTTGTGCCAGTGACAGTCTTGGCTTTCGACCCATGCGTTACTCTCCGTCCAATCTGTGTGCAGGTAAGTCAATTATATGTGAAACTCTCGACGAAATCAAGTAGGACTTTCCCATGACCGGGCGTTTTCATGGGAAGAGGGTAACTTTTTCATTGTTGGTTACATGGTAACTGGCGTCTCCCGGGCGGTTTGCGATTGAGCGGCAAAACCGGGTGTAAGTGTGTCTATATAAAGTCAAAACCCGGGCGGCCTCACCAGTATCCATGGTGCCAAGATGGGCTCGAAACGCCCCCGGAGGTTGTGTGGAAGTCTCGGGGACCGGGACCCTGGCATCTCCTGGGGCCAGTTCGATGGCTGCCCCCTACAAGATCTTGTAGTTGGTATAATTTACGACCCAAATTATGTGTAAACCCCTTGTAAGAACCGGGTGACGTCACATATAATTGATACATCGCGATCAACAGGAGGTTCACGTGGAGCACAACAACCGCTTGACGATCCATTGCGACGCCGCTGGCTGCGGTGCGGAGGTCGACATGCTCCCCGACCAGACACGGGACCAGGTGCTCACGCAGCTGGGCTACGCCAACTGGGGCTGGGTCGAGGACACCGGCTCCACTCTCGTGTGGTACTACTGTCCGACACACGACAAGTGACGACCCAGTGCGGTGTGGTGGCCCTCCACCCTGTGCGACCGCGCACGTGGGACCGGCGCCACCCCCTGACAGGGCCCTGGCCCATGCCCCCGGTTTTTGCGTACCCC